AGATTTCAGGGAAATGTTGGAGAAAAGTATAGGGGGCTGATGCAAATTAGCACAAGCGGGGAAGTGATAGAATTTTTGGGTGTGAGTAAAGATGAGCTGTATAATGAAAAGACTAATATTAGATGTGGGGTAAAAATGTTGAGATATTATTTGGAAAAGAGTGAGGGGAATATAGAAAGAGCATTATGTATGTATGGGTGCGGAGAGGGAAGTAGTAAAAAGAGAAAGACATATTGTAGGCCAAGCCAAGAGATTTATATTCTGTATACAAAGTATAAGAATTTATTTGAGCAAGAAGAGATGAATAATTTTATACTAAAAGAACTTAATGATAGAAAATTTGAATTGAACAATCTTATTATTCTTAGTGAAAGCGCAAACGCTAAGATAAGAGAGTATTATGAAGTCAGAATTAAGGATGTTGAAAACGAAATCTTGGAATTAGAAAAAATGTTAGGATAAGGTGTTGACAGGTGTTTATCGTTGTGATATAATACTTATAGAAACGAAGAAAGGAGACTAGAATATGTATACGCTTTTTATGTGTATTGTTGCATTGGTCGTAATGAAGGTTATCTTTAAGTAAGGAGTATTCTATGATAGTTCTCGGAATTATACTTTTCGGAATCGTTCTTTTGTACTGTTTCACTGATGAACATGATGATTGGAGGTATTAAGCATGATTAGTAAGAAAGCTTTTGTAAAAGCTATGAAAGAAATCACAAAACACGATGATTTTGAGACAGCTATCAATAAGGTGCTTCGTGATTATGACGATGACTCGTCTATTATGAGTAGCGGTCTTGAGAGCGCACTCATGTATGTTATTCAGGAGCAGTTTAATGACCTAGAGGACGACTGGCTTGGATATCTTTGTTATGAGCGCAATTATCTTCGTGATTATGAACTTGGCGATATTCAGTTTGCAGATGGTTCTAGCCCAGAGTTGAATGATTGGGAAGATGTATACGACTTCCTTGTCCGTTGTATGAACGAGAAGAAGACCCGGAAAGAGTAAGGTGAGCGCTTATGGGTTTGAAGATGCTGTTTGACGTTGAAAAACCCAAGCGTCTACCTAGACAAGAGGTTATTGATAGGCTATATAAGGAGTTTACTGTATATCAAATTAACGATATGATTAACTCTAAAAATAAGCCAGAAACAGATTATCGGAAGTTATGCAAAAATATTGTGTCATATTATGACGCTCATGGGTATGTTTCTGAGAAGCAGAAGTTATGTTTATGTAGATATACAGCATATAACTTTCTCGAGCCTGAAAATTTATCAAAAATAATCCCAAATAACTCTTGACAAACGATTTTTTCTGAATATAATATTATATAGAAACCAGTCGGGATTGGTTTTAAAAAACGACTTTTATTTACAAAAAAACTAAGGAGAAACAAAATGATTACGAAGATTTTTAACACGACTACGGTTGCTGATGGCTCTACTGAGCGTCTGACTGTTCACACGAAGATTGGAGAGTTTGAAGTTCCGGGTAAGCGCATTACTTGTCACGTTCGTCCTCGTGATAATGACGAGTATGACGCAGAATTTGGCAAGGCTCTTGCAAAGAAGAAGTTTGATATTCTTTCCGCTGATGACCGTATCGGTCAACACATGACTATGGCGAAGAATCTCCGTGCAATTGCTAAGAACCTGATGGATATTGCCGATAAGGAAGAGCGTGTCGCAGATGATATGTGTGGTAAGATTGAAGATATGAAGTGCGCTTACGACTATTTTGTTGAGAAGCATTTTAACAATAACTAATAAAGGAGAATAAAAATGGAAGGATGATTTAAAGTTATAAAATCTTATAAAACGGAAATAAACCCGACTGATGAACAAATACAAAAGATTAAGAAAACTATTGGCACTTGTAGATTTGTTTATAATCTTTATATCGCAGAAAACGAGAAACGATATGGAAATGGAGAAAAATTCCTATCGTACATGGGTTTTAACAAATGGTTAAACAATGAGTATTTAAAAGAAAACCCAGATAAAATGTGGATTAAAGACGTAAGTACAAAAATCTGTGACACAAACTTTAATCAATGCAAATACAGCTTTCAAAAGATTTTTCAAGGGGTTGTCAAGATACCCACAATTCAAAAAGAAAAACAAGTCTGATGTTAAAATGTATTTCGTAAGAGCAGACGCTAATTACATTATTAAATGTGAGCGTCACAGAATTAAAATACCTACGCTTGGTTGGGTCAAGATAAAGGAAAAGGGTTACATTCCAGTAAACCATAACACTCATATTATTAAGAGTGGAGCAGTATCTTATAAAGCTGGCAGATATTATGTATCTGTACTTGTCGAAGAAATGCAGCCTATGAAAGAAAAATTGAATGATTTTGGTATTGGAATCGACCTTGGACTAAAAGAGTTTGCTGTTTTAAGTAATGGAATTATTTATAAGAATATTAACAAAAATCAGAAAGTTAGAAAACTTGAGAAGAAATTGAAACGAGAACAACGTAGACTCTCAAGAATGTACGAATCTTACAAAAAGAGAAAAACAATAAATGAAGATTGCACTAAATTTAACTACGAAAAACAGAAACTAAAAGTTCAAAAATTATATCAAAGATTAAACAATATCAGGGATAATTACATTGACCAATGTATTAGTGAGATAGTGAAAACCAAGCCGTCTTACATTACAATTGAAGATTTAAATGTTTCTGGTATGATGAAAAATCGTCATTTAGCAAAAGCGGTTCAACAACAAAAGTTTTACAAGTTCAGAAGGAGATTGGTTGCGAAATGTAAGGAATATGGTATTGAATTAAGAATTGTGGACAGATTTTATCCATCTTCCAAAACTTGTCATAATTGCGGATGTATTAAGCATGATTTGAAATTATCAGAACGTGTTTATAAATGTCCTGAATGCGGCTTTAAGATTGATAGAGATTTAAATGCCGCGTTCAATCTACGAGATACTAAAATTTACAAGGTTGTACTCTAACCAATCTGTAAATATGTACCGATGGTTTGTCGGGAATTTACGACTGTGGAGTATACTAGAACTTGTAAGTAGCTTATCTTCTTAGATTGTGAAAGCATATACAATGAAGCAGTAAAGGGTATCTGTAAAGACCCTAAATCTTATATAAAGGAGTTTTTAACTGTGGAATATTTAAAGGAACAAGAGAAGCATATCAATATGATTGAACCTGTAGAAGACAAGGCAAAGCATAAGCCAGAAAAGATTCTGTACTATACCTGTGTTGACTGTGGTGGCGTATTCCCTGTAAAGGAAGCAAAGATGGCAGAATGGTTTAATGCTCATGGCACGTTTCCTTGTCATTGCGCTAATTGTAAGAAGCGTCGTGAGAATTTCGTTAAGAACAACAACAACAACTAATTTAACAAGGAGAATTATATAATGGGATTCAACTTTAAGGTTCAAAAGGCTGTTCGTGAGAAGATTGCTGTTAAGATTGCTCTGATGGGGCCTAGTGGTTCTGGCAAGAGCTATAGCGCACTACGTCTTGCAACTGGTATGCGTGAAGAGATGAAGAAGACTGGTACTGATGTAGGTACTAATGGACGCATCCTATTCGCAAACACAGAAGGTTCTCGTGGCCGTTATTATGCCAACGAGTTTGATTATGACATTGTTGACCTTGTTCCTCCTTATGCGCCAGAACAGTTTACTGAGCTAATTAACTATGCGGTTGAAGAAAAGTACGCCATCCTTATTATTGATAGCACTTCTGCCGAATGGGAAGGTAAGGGCGGCTGTCTTGAGCTACAGCAACAGGCTGGCGGTCGTTATCAGGACTGGAAGCTAATTACCCCTCGCCATGATAAGTTTATTGACACTATGCAGTATAGTCCTATTCATATTATTGCTACTATGAAGGGCAAAGACCAGTATGAGGTTGATAAGGATGAGCGTGGTCGTACTGCTGTTAAGAAGCTGGGTGTCGGTGCAAAGCAGCGTGACGGTTTCGAGTATTACTTCACTACTACTTTCAACATTGATGTAACCTCTCACATGGCTAAGTGTGAAAAGGATAACACTCATATCTTTGAAAATGAGGGTTATACTATTCTGTCTGAGGACTTTGGTAAGAAGATTATCAAGTGGGCTAATAGTTCTGATGTAGAAGCTACTTCTGCAAAGACCTTTGCTCAGGCTCCTGATTATGATGGCTCTGGTTCTGTTAGTGAAACTTCCGAACTAACTGATACTATTAATAAGATTGGCAGTCTTGCACAGGCTCTAGTTGGCGCTGATAAGTTATCTAAGACCGACCTTGTAGGTATTATCAAGAAGTACCATACTAGTGCCAACTATAACTCTATTACTGATATTAGTGTGGCTAAGAATATTCTGGCTGAACTGGAAGCTAAGAACAACTGATGATAATACTTGACTTTTAGTCGAGTTTGATATATAATATATTTAACATTATAAAGGAGATTAAATCTATGAATACTCTGCATTTTTCTGGTCGTTTTGTTGCTGACCCTGAACTAAAGGAGACTAACGGTAATAAGTATACTTTTTTTACTCTTGCACAGGATGTTCACCTAAAGGACGGTAAGTCCAAGGCTATTTTCATTCCTTTCACTGCTTTTGGTCAGACCGCAGAAAGTATCTGCAAGTTCTTTAAGAAGGGTCAGCCCATTCTTGTTGATGCTTATATGTCTTCTTCTACTACTGAGGGCGATGGTAAGGATACCAAGATTACTCGTGTTAGCCAGATTGTCAACCGTTGGGAGTTTATGTCTGCCAATCCTAATGCGGACAAGGGTTCTGTCACCACTGCCAAGTCTACTCCTGTTGACAGCGCTCCTACTGCGTCTGATGACCTTCCTTTCTAAGTAAAATTTAACTAAAAATAATTGATGGTTTTAGCCACCACCGATATGGTGGCTATTTTATATTAAAGGAGGGAAAGCATGGAAGAAGAGAAGCAAAAGAAACTGCCAACTTTCTCATTTTCTAAGCTAAAGAATTTTGGTGAGTGTCCAATTTGTTACTATAAAAACTACGTTTTGCATGAAAAGAAAAATGATAAAAGTGGTCTAAGTGAGTTTGGAACATTTTGTCATAAGATTCTTGAAATGTATGAGAAAGGACAGCTTGAGATTTGGGAGATGTTATCTTATTATCAGGATAACTTTCAAACAGAAGTCCCGTCTAGCTTTGTCGTAAAGATGTCTGATACATTTTCAAAAGACTTATATCCTTACTATTACGCAGATGGCGAGAGTTATTTTACCAATTTTGAAGGATATTCAAATTGGGAGATTCTTGAATCGGAATATGAGTTTGAAATTCCTATTACTGACTACGCTCTGTTTAATGGTAAAGTTGACCTTATTGCCAGAAGTAAAAAGAGTGGTAGATTAATTATTATTGACCATAAATCTAAGTCTAAATTTAAATCAAAAGAAGAACTCGCAGATTATGCAAAACAGCTATATCTATATGCTTATGCAGTTCACGAGAAGTATAATGAATGGCCTAAGACCCTTTACTTTAATATGTTCCGTAAGGGTGAATTGGTGGTTATTCCTTTTGACAAGAAAGAATATCGTATGGCTATGGACTGGGCAAAACGTACCATTGATGCCATCCTCTCTGTAAACTGGGATAATTTCAAGGTAGAAGAAACAAATAATTTTTGTGTAGAATTAGAAGACCCTATTGTAAAAATTGAAAATCCGTGCTATAATACAGACACGAAGAAATTACGGTTTGGTGACGGATACAAGAAGTATTCAGAGCTTTTGGACTACAAGAATGATTTCTACGGAAGAAATCTTTGTGGTTATAAAGATAGCTGTGGACTCTGTGTAAATCACCAATAAAAAGAAAGGGTTTTAAATATGGCAGATTTGCTAGATAAGATTAAGGAAGCCGAGCAAATGCTCGGGAACGAAGAACAAGCTATCGAGATTGCGAAGCTAATGAATCTTCGTAATTTTGATGAAGAGAAGCTAACAGGCTCTTCTCCATTTTCAAGCGATTCTAACCCTAGTTTTATTTGGAATAAAAAAGACCTTTGTTACCACGATTTTAGCAATGGTGGCAATTATAGCATCATCAATGCGTATATGTACGCTTATGATGAAACTTATGCACAAGCTCTAAAGCGTCTGTTTGACCGTTGCCATATTGAATTTGATTTCAAGCGTGGTTTTGGTTATGATGAGCGTGAAAGCCTAGAGAATTATAAATTTCCTGTTGATGATTCTGTTGAAGACAATTCTAATGCTATCGCCTATCTAAAGAAGCGTGGATTTACAGAGGAAACCATTAAGTTTTTTGATATTGGACAAACCAAAAAAGGTGATGTTCAATTTAAGTTCAAAGATATTAATGGTCGTCTTGTTGGTGTTAAATATCGTCATGCTCATGCTGTAAAGCATGGAGAGTTTAAGTATTGGTGGCAGGGAGATTGCTCTCCTTGTTATTCTCTGTTTAATATCAACAATATTGATATTACTCAGCCTCTAATTGTTACGGAGGGAAATCTTGATGCTATGGCTGTATGGCAGTCTGGTAGTCACAATGTAGTGTCTATTCCGGGGGGCGCAACAGACCTAAATTGGATTAAGTATAACTTCGACTTTCTTGAGAAATTTAAGAAGATTATCCTATGGCTTGATAACGATACTGCTGGTGAAGAAGGGACAAAGAAGATTGTTCAAAAGCTGGGCGAGTATCGTTGTTATATTGTAGAGTCTCCTGATTATGCACAGGAAGCCGTTGAAGAATATTACAAGCAATTTAATCAAGAGAAACCTATCCGTAAAACAGATGCCAATAATGTAATGATTGCTATTGATGGCAGTGCAGTTCTAAAAATGATTGCAGATGCTAAAGCAGTAGAAAATCCTCGTGTTAAACATCTGTTTGATTACGAAGAGATGCAGCTACAGAATATTCCAAACATTTCTTTTGGCGTTAAGGGATTGAACAAGATCTTATATGGAAACTTCCAGAATACATTGACAGTTCTTACTGGCGTAGGTGGCTCTGGTAAGAGTTCAGTGCTGAATCAGATTGCAGTTGCGGCTCCATTAGAGCAAGGTCAAAATGTATTTATTTACTCTGGTGAGCTTCCTGCACCTTTTCTTCTTGGAAATATTTTTCGTCCTATGGCATCCAATCGTCATATTGTAGAGTTTGATAATGGGCCAGACCGCCCAAAAGGATATGCAGTCTCCAAGCAAGCAACAGATTTGATTCGTCAATATTATCGTGAGAATCTATTTGTTTATGATGATAATGTAGAAGAAGATAGCTCCCTTAGCACAGATAGTATGGGGCTGTTGCAACAAATGGATTATGCTTATAGAAAATACAATACGAGTGTTGTCTTGCTAGATAACTTGATGACCCTGTCATTGAAGGGTTGCGCTGGAGAAAGCAAATTGGAAAAACAAATTGACTTTATTAAGCAATTAAAAATGTTTACAAGAAGATATCCTGTTGAAGTATTTTTAGTTGCGCACTCTCGTAAATTAGCGCAAGGAGAAACAGAAGTAGGGTTACAAAGTGTTTCTGGTGCAAGCGAGATTACAAACTTGTGTGACCGTTGTATTGCTTGTAAGATTCTACATGAAGATTCAGATGGTTATAATTTCCAGCTTTCAGTTGTTAAAGACCGCCAAAGTGGTAAGGCAGGAAGCAAGATTAAACTTTACTATGACAATTGCTCTATGCGTATTTTTTCTGACGAGCAAGAACTTAATATGCGCTATCGCTGGGAGCGTGAACTTGGTAACAAGATTCACTATGATGATAATTTAAGCAAAAGAATCGTCGCTAATATTCCTGAACTCAAATTTAATCCTGCTCCTACGTTTACATCTGAACCTGATATCCCAACAGAATCAGCACAAGAACCAAATCTTCCATTCTAAAATTTAACAAATAAATTAATAGTGCATCTTGACAGATGCACTATTTTTGTATATAATAATAATAGAAAGGAGTGTTCGTATGCCAAATTATACTGTATATCATTGCCACACCATGCTGTCAAACCCTAATGCTGGTATTGATAGTATTGCTACATTTAAGCAGTATGCAAATCTAGCAAAAGAATGTGGTATGACCGCGCTTGCAATTAGTGAGCATGGATGCTTTTACGAGTGGAAACATAAAAAAGATGCTATTGAAGCTGCTGGGCTAAAATATATCCACGCCTGTGAGTTTTATGTTACAGAGAGTCTTAACGAAAAAATCCGCGACAATTATCACTGCGTTTTGATTGCAAAGAATAAAGATGGATTTTTTGAACTAAATAAGATGTCGAGTCGTGCATATAATCGTGAAGATGGACATTTTTATTACGTTCCTCGTATTACTTTTGCAGAATTGCTTGGAACAAGTAATAACATTATTGTGTGTACTGCGTGCGTGGCATCGGTGCTTTGTAAAGGAAACGAAGAATTAAAAGAGAGATTTATTAAATTTCTTGCTAGGAACAAAGACCGTTGTTTTTTAGAGATTCAACATCATAATGTAGAAAAGCAAAAGATTTACAACCAGTATCTTTACGAACTAAGTAAGCAAACTGATGTCCCATTAATTACAGGCACAGACTTTCACTGTGCGAATAAATTACAAGAAAAGGCAAGAAAAGTTCTTCAAGCTGGAAAGAAGGTTATATTTAATGATGACGAAGCACAGTGGGATTTAACGTGGAAGAACTATGATGAACTTGTAGAGGCATATCGTATTCAAGACGCACTTCCTGAGTCTGTCTATCTTGAAGCGATTCAGAATACAAATGTTATGGCTGATATGGTACAGCCATTTACCCTTGATACATCATTTAAATTTCCGAAGATTTATGATGATTCTGAAAAGATTTTACGAGATAAGCTATTCAGCGCACAGGCTGTTGGTTCTATTGTAAGCGAAGGTTTCTCAGAAGATGAAGTAAGAAACCGCCTTAATCATGAATTTAAGACATTCAAAGCCATTGATTCCGTTGACTATATTATCCTTGCAGACTATATTTCCAGATGGGAAAAAGACCACGGATTCTATACTGGCCCTGCTCGTGGGTCTGCTGCTTCTAGTCTTGCACTTTATTCTCTTGGTGTAACAGAAGTTAATCCTCTTAAATATGGCTTTCATTTTTGGCGCTTTATGGACGAATCTAAGTATAGTCTTCCCGATATTGATACAGACCAGTATTCAAAAGACCGTGATGCGACTAAGCGTTGGATGCTAAAAGACCATCTGGATTTACCTAATATTAAGACTTCTGAGATTATCACATTCAATACAATTGCTTTGCGTGGTGCTATTCGTGATATTGGACGTGGCCTTGATATGCCGCTTGAAACTGTTGATGAAATCGCAAAAGCAGTTTATGAAGCAACAGAAGGCGAAAACAAAGTAACGACAATTGATGATTCTTGGCGTAAGAAATATCCAAAGCTATTTGAGATTGTTGACTTAGTACAAGGCACTGTCACTTCTCTTGGTAGCCATCCTTCTGGTGTTCTCGTTGCAGATAGAGATATCGAATCAGAGCTTGGCATCTGTACCCTTGCTGGTGACGAATACCCTGTTTGCGTCTTGAATATGAAAGAACTTGATTCTCTGAATTGGGTTAAGATGGATGAACTCGCTCTTGATAATGTCGGCGTTATTAATAAATGCTGTGATGTCGCTGGTATTGAACGTATTTCTCCAAAGAATCTTACTTTTGATGATGATAAAGTTTTTGAATCAATTAAGAATGATACATCTCTTATTTTTCAGTTGAACAGTAATTACGGAGAACAGACTATCAAGAAAATTCTTAGTCCTGCATCTTGGAATAAGATTCACCACGATTATCCGTCTATTACAAAGTTCGATATTATCACTTTTGTGTCCGGTTTGATTCGCCCTTGCGGAAAAGATGTTTACGATAATGCTGTAAATGGCATTGGGTATCATAGTGGCGTTAAGGAAATTGATGATTTACTTGCTTCTACAATGGGTTATCCTATTCTACAGGAACCTATTATGGAGTTCGTAATGAAATTCTGTGGGTATACATTCCTAGAAGCAGACAAATTAAGAAAAATTATTGGCAAAAAACTTGGCACAAAAGAACAATTACCAATTATCAAGCAAAGATTTGAGGAAAACGGGAAGGTTAGATTGGGACTCTCTCAAGAAAAATCTGATGAAATTATGGATATTTTTCTTGGTTGCGTTCTAAATGCCACTCGTTATAGTTTTTCTCTGGTTCATGCAGTTAGTTATACGTCTATTTCTTATGAATGTGCTTGGTTAAGATACTATTATCCTCTTGAATATATTTGTTGTTGCTTAAATATTTTTGTTGATGACGAAGACAAGACAAATGAGGCATCTGAATATGCAAAATCTATCAAAGTAAAAATCAAGAAACCAAAGTTTAGGTATTCAAAAGCAGAATATTTTGTTGATAAAGAATCTAATTCAATTTACAAAGGTATTGGCTCTGTTAAATTTATGAATCAGTCCTGTGCTGATGATTTATACAATTTACGAGATAACCATTATGATTCCTTTGTGGATTTACTACGAGATATTTACGAGAAAACTTCTGTAAACTCTCGTCAATTAGACATCCTTATTAAGCTAGATTTCTTTGATGAGTTTGGCAATGCTAAAGAACTTCTACGTCTTGTTAAAATGTATGATATGTTTGGAACAGCAAAGACTTTGAAAAAAGAAAAACTAGCTAACAGTGATGTCGTAAGGGCGATTGTGGAGAGACATTCCATCGGCACTACTAAAGCTGGCAAAGAATCTAAATCCTATTCTCAATTAGATAATATGGCAATTTTGAACGAATGTGAAACTTTGATTATGTCATTAGGTATCAAACCTATGACTATTAAAGAAAAAGCAGAAATTCAGAAAGAATACATGGGCTATGTTGATATTGCAACAGGTAAGCAAGAAGATAGACCAAAGCTATATATCCTTGATGTCAAAACACTAAAGTCTAAAGCCAATGGTAGAGTATGGGCCAGACAAATCACAGCGCAGAGCGTTGGTAGTGGAAAGCAATCTAATTATACTATCACTTCTAAAAATTATCATGAAGAATTTCAAGTTGGTGATGTAATACTCTGTAAGCATCTTGAAAAACAGAAAGATTATTGGCACATAACTAACTATGAAGTTCTTATAAATATCTAAAATTGTTTTAGGGCAGGGTATTGACAAACCCTGCCCTTTTTGCTATAATACTTATAGAAAGTGAGGGATTATAAATGAATGTAAGATATTATATTCTTAATGGCGTATCTACTGCTGGTAAAGATACTTTCGCTAGTTATTGTAAAGGATATGAAGATTATCTTATTCATGTAATGCAGTTTTCTAGTGTGGATTGGATTAAGATGAAAGCAAAGCAACTTGGATGGGACGGGAACAAAGACGAAAAAGGTCGTAATCTTCTTAGCGGTATGAAGCATCTTCTTACTGAATACGATGATGTTCCTTTTAAGAAGACCGTAGAAAATATTAGATTCTGGACTTCAATGGACGAAGATAAGACGAGTAGTTTTTTTGATGATTATGAATGGCTTCTGGTGTTTATTGATGTTCGTGAGCCAGAAGAAATTGACAAGTATAAGAAAGAGTTCCATGCAAAGACGGTTCTGATTCGTAATCCAGAAGCAGAAGCAAAAGCGTTCAACGAGAGCGATATGGATGTTCTAAATTATAATTATGACTATATTATTTGGAATCGCCATGATAAGAAAGTTCTCAGGAATAATGCTGATAGGTTTATTAAATACGAATGTTTTAATGATGGAACTTGTAAATATCCAATTGAAATCGACAATGGTGTGACTATTAAGTTGGGTGAATAATATGAAATTTAAGATTAAGTCTGTCGGTTATTGGAATAAACCGCTCGAAGAAACATATCCTGTTCTTAACTTTTATAAGTTTGAGCAGAAAACCCGTAGTGGTTATTGCTGGACTGAATATTTTGGTGAAATTGAACTTGATACGCTAGGAGATTTAGTTATGCTATAACATAATCTTAATAAGCAGATTGTTCTTAGTCAAAACGAATCAACTCTAGTTATTACGATTTATGATGATTATATTGAATGAGGTGATTTAGATGAAGCTAATTGAGGGCAAATACGCTACTGCAAAAGTGTTTACTGATAACATTGAAGAATCCGCATCTCAGCAGATTTTAGTTTTGTGTAATCAGAGTTTTGTGGATGGATGCAAAATCCGTATTATGCCTGATGTTCATGCTGGCACTGGTTGTGTTATTGGTTTTACCGCTGACTTAGGGAATAAGGTTATTCCTTCCATTGTTGGTGTAGATATCGGTTGTGGTATGTTAGTTGCGGAACTTGGCAAGAATCATATAGACCCTAAGAAGTTGGACGAGGTAATCCATGCGCGTGTTCCTGCCGGAATGGCTGTTCACGAAAAACCAACTCTCGAAGAGAACTTCCTGTATAATTTAACCTGTAAAGATTTTTTTGCATAATATCGACTGGATTGTTCGTAGTCTTGGAACTCTTGGTGGCGGTAATCACTTCATTGAACTGGATGAAGATGATAACGACAATCAATATTTGGTAATTCACACTGGAAGCCGCAATCTTGGAAAGCAAGTGGCAGAGTATTACCAAAATGTTGCAATCTCAAATCTCAAAGGTAAGAACAAAAAGAAAGAAGCTGTTGACGCTCTTATCAATCAACTAAAGGCCGAAGGGAGAGAAAAAGAAATTTCTCAGAAACTTTCTGAGTTAAATTTTAAGTTTCCAGATATTCCTAATGAGCTTTGTTATCTTGAGGGCAAAGACAGAGAAGTATATTTACACGATATGAAAATCTGCCAAAACTTTGCAACTATGAATAGGCTTCATATCATGAATGAAATTCTTAATGGTGTTGGTTTGCAAGAGAAAATTCCAGAAATTCATTTCTTCCAGACGGTTCATAATTACATTGATATGTCTGACAATATCATTAGAAAGGGTTCTGTTTCTGCCAAGAAGGGAGAGAGGCTGATTATTCCTCTAAACATGAAGGATGGAAGTCTGATTTGCATTGGTAAGGGCAACCCTGATTGGAACTGTTCTGCACCTCATGGTGCTGGCAGAATGTATAGCCGGGCGGCAGCTAAGAAAGCATTTAGCATAGACGAGTTCAAGAAGCAGATGGATGGAATTTATTCAACCTCTGTGAACGAAGATACGCTGGATGAATGCCCAATGGCATATAAACCATCACAGGAAATTATCGACGCAATTTCTCCTACTGTTGAAATCATAAATCACATCAAACCTGTTTATAACTTCAAAGCTGGTGAATAATATGAAATTTGAGATTAAATCTGCTTCTTGTTACCATGACCCATATTCATTATTGGATGATTGTCCGTGTTTAAAAGATTTTAATTTCGTAGAAAAAGAGTTTCAGTCTGAAATTTTTGACGATGGAAAAGAATATGGCGGCGAAATTGAAATTAACTCTATTGAAGAACTTGAAAAACTGATTAAGGCTATAAATTATCCATTGATTTTTGGAGACAAATGGTTCCAGAATAGAGACGGTGTAATCGAGGTTAATAGTATCGAAATTTATGATGATTGGATTGAGTAAAGGAGTATAACGATGAAGTTTGAAATTAAAAGCCTTAAAGATAGTTCTAATCCAATCGAGGAAATTTATCCAAGTCTTAAATCTTACAAATTTAAATCAAAGGCACATAGAGGTCTTTATTGGACTTGGTATTGGGGCGAAGTTGAAATTGATTCCGCAGAGGAACTTATGGAATTAATGAAATCTCTCAACAAACCACTGGTTGTCGGTGCTTTAGGAGATGATTCCAAAGAAAACATTATTACAATTTATGATGACTATTTGGAGTAATAAAAATGAATTTTTAGGAGTGTTTAATGGCTTATTCACCAGTTTGCAAATCCAAAAATAAGAAATTAAATAATGAATCTTTATTAGAGGATATAAGAAACAGTATTGACAAAGAGTATCGTGAAGCCGTTCAGTCTGATGATTGGAGCAATTATGAGTTTGTTTATGAAATGTATCGTAATTATAAATTAAATGGTGGAAACAGTGAATATGTTAAGAGTATTGTAAAGCGTTATCAAAGTCAATATACAATAAAGGGTATAGAAAGAACACAACGCGATTGCATATCCAGAATGATTAATATTGCATTAAACGACACAAGGAAAACCGAAACTGTTTATACTGAAAGTGTTGGCAAAAAACCTGTAGAATTTAACAAAAATGTATATAATACCAATATGTCCCAGATAGCAGAAACAATTGAAGGGACAGAATTAGATTGTTATAACATAGCAGAAACAGTGAAACCTAAGTCGTTTGAAGAAATGTCTTATGAAGAAAAGATTAAATTTGTAAATAAACAGATTGATGATTTGCTTGACTTTATTGAAAGAAATAAGCAAGCAAAATATGATAAATGGAGAAAGGGAATTAGTATATGACGAGAAAGAGATATATTAAGCTTGTTATGTCGCTTTTATACGGCAAAAATCAGGCCGTTGAACAAGCATGGTATATTAACTCTTTGATGAAAACGGATAAAAGAGTAACATATCAGGTTGCATGGAATGTGCTTGATGAATATGATGACCATTATTATAAAGTTATGACAAATAAAAAGAATAAGGAGAAATTGTAATGTATTTTGATGATATTATTGATTCTATTTGTGGAGTAGACGATATTAAGTTTGCTCGTGTAGATGGTTCTGTTAAATTTCCTACTAAGCGTGACGAAGATGGATGTTACGATGTTTATGCTCATATCACAGAAGATTTTATGATTCCGTCTCACACTAACGAACTTGTCCCTACCGGTTTGTATAGTGCATTTAATAAAAAGTATCGCATCGCTGTTCGTGAGCGTGGCTCTAATACAAAGGCAAATATGATTGTAATGGCTGGTCAGATTGACTCTGGATATCGTGGTGAATGGTTTGTGTCAATTTATAATGGCAACAACAAAGATATTGTCCTATCAAATAATATTGATAAGGTCTTTGATAGCGGCAATGCTATTTATATTCCTACATCGAAAGCTATTGCCCAGTTTGCTGTTGAATACGTTCCAGTTGTAAATCTTTCTGAAATTAGTATGGAAGAACTACAAGAGATTGATTCTGAACGTGGCATTGGTGCTCTTGGTAGTAGTAATAAATAAGTCTTGATTTTTAATTGAGACTTTGATATAATACTAATAAAGGAGGTCGATTCAAATGTTCGACGCAAAAGATAACAAAAATGAAACCCTAAAAACAAATGGTATGTTAAATTTACTTGATGGATTTGTTATCATCAATCTTGCAGAGGTAAGTTTGTCTGTTCTTGAACAAACCATTCTCATTCTTAAATCAATGAGACGAGAAGCAGATGATATGTCTAATGATGGCAAAGGTGGTTCTCGTCTCATTATTTCTGGTTATGTTGTTGATGACTGGATTGATGACTGTATGATGATTTATAACGCAAAACTTAATATCATGAAATGAACGTATTTATTTCTCAACCCATGAAAGGTAAAGAAACTGGTGAAATTCAGTGGGAACGTGATGAGCTTGTTAAGGAATTGAAGAGGTATCTAGGAGAAGATATTAATATTCTTGATACTATCTTCCATTTCGCAGAAGATGTCCCGTCCCTTGTATATCTTGGGCGTTCTCTTGAAGTTCTTGCCAAAGCAGACCTTGCTGTGTTTATGGATGGATGGGAGAATGCTCGTGGTTGCAGAATTGAACATCAAGCAGCAAAGGATTACGGCATTCCTACGCTTGAGCTAAATGGTTTTTGGTATCCTTGCACCTAAAATATAAAACGCCAAAAAAGAGAGACGTATCGAAACGATACGTCTCTCTTAATATTTACATTAAACTGTTAAAAGTTTTTTCCAAGTGGTTTTTTTCGCTGTTAGTTCACCATCAACCACACAGCCATGGTCTTTTTGGAATTGTTTTATAGCACTATCAAATTTAACACCAGCAATGCCGTCTGCGTTACCGCAATTATATCCTAGATAATTCAGATACTCTTGTAACGGTTTTACAACTGCGTGTCTATTATTTTTGGTTTTGCTAACAGTAATTGTCGCCGCAATTGTTTTAGGGCCAACAATACTGTCAGCTGTTACTCCTAAAGCAGACTGAATAACTTTTATATAATCACTCTTTGATTTTGTTTCTTTAATATTAGAATCATTAAAGAAAGATTCGTCAATAATCCTATCACAGTCTAATCTGCTAAAACCGGGAACCTTCATTGCGTTTTCACTTGAATATTGCCACAAGACGACATTCTTTTTGTAAGAATAATCAGGGCCATAATGAGCAACCCAAACAGGGTATGGCAACCGATTCATATCTAAGTTTGTCTTCAACCAGCTAGAAGAGGCATAGATTCCAGCCTTTTTGTCTGATGCAATAATAGTATCACAAAATCCCTTAGCCGCTTCTGTTCTGGATTCAATAGAAATTTTGTCTGCTCTTCCATTATGTTTTTCATTACTAAACTCAGAGTCAAACCAAATTCCTAGTGTAGCACCCTGATAATATTCGCTACGGATTATGGCATTTGCTTCTTCGATTCCCTCTTGTTTATTAATCGCCTGAGATAAAAAGTATAGGCCGTATGGAATCTTATATTGCTTGCATTTGAAAATATTATAATCAACACACTTGTCAAGCTTTATAGTGCCACTACCATAACCACGATAACCAAAACGAATAATAATTCCTGTTAAATTTTCTTTGAAATATTTCCACTGAGAATCGGTGATTTTCCCTTGAGCATAGGAGATGTCAACAATATTTTTCATTCAAATCACCTCGTTTCAAAAATAATACTTAGGTTTTTCTTCATGAAATAAAACGTATCTTAGCCAATCATCTACAAAAATACAGATAACAGACAAGAAGAACCAAAGGGCAGTAAAGGGTAGACAAATTTGCCCCAGAAGATTAAATGGCACATTAGAGTAATCCCAAATGTGTAGCCCTAAGAATAGATTTAGAATTATACCAGCTACAAATTCACAACTCGTTACAACGAGAGACCCGGTTATAGCTTGTTTCCAGAGCTTCATCTCCCAAGGGATATAGTTGTTTAGTCCACCAATGATAACGAAGCAGAAGCCGCCCAAAAACCCCATAGTCCAATGAGTATGACCACGCCACAATATTTCAATCCCGCAGTATGCTAAACCACCAATTAGAAACAAGATTACAACTTTAAAAAGCTCCTTTAGTGATTTGTCCATGACATCACCTTATTAGTATTTAATTTCGATGGCATTTAGTTCATCCTTTGTAGTACAACCTTTGATTTTAATTTCAAGCTCTTGCTGTGTTGAAACAAACGGCTTTACATAAGAGCCAATCGCAAGAGCAAGGGCGCACAGATTTTCATAAGTCCACTCGGTACATTCCTCGCCAGTAGAGTTCCAAGTGAGCTTAAACGCAGAACCAGTGGCAGCAGAAACTTGATACAGCGCCAGATTAGAGGTCAAAAGAGACTGCTTTTCTGATGTAACAGAATAGTACTTCCCGTCTAGCCATTTCATTGGGTTATTTGCTAGATAATCTTTTAGGGCTTGTTTGCTATAAGAAATCTTGCGTTCCTTTTGCTGTTCTAGCTGAGTTTTCAACTCTTCCTCTGTGAACAGAATATAGCGCTGGATGTCAACCTCTTCATCATAAGCGTCTTTGGCTTCTACTCCCTTGACATCAACAACCTTTTTTACGCTCTTACCACCATTTGGATAAGTTTTTAGAGTCTCGTAGTGATATTTCTCTTCGACCGCTTCAACAGCGTCATGATGGATAGTTTTCTTTTCGTTTTTAATGTGACCTTTTTCTAGGTCAGGATTTTCAATTAGTTTATCATTAATATCATAAATTTCCATGGAATTACTCCTTTCATTGTTTAAAACATTTTAACTAATATTATTTATGTAAATAATTGTATCTTTTATCGACATCTGATGTTGAGCCAGCAGAATTATATGGCGGCACATGGGAGAAAATTGCAGAAGAAAGAACCTTGATGGGTGCATCAGATACCTACCCTGTAAAAAGCACGGGAGGAAGCGCAACACATACGCAGACCCTGGATGAAGTTGCGGAACATATACACGACATAAATGTTGCGAATGTTTATGAGGGAAGTTATACCATCCCGAGTAATGAGTGGAGGTTAACATATAAAGACCCGAATACCACCACGTCGTATTTGATGCAATCTGCAAGAGTGGGACTGGTGCCAGCAGGTAAAAGCAAGCCCATGGACATCCTCAATCCTTACTACGCTGTAAATATCTGGCGTAGAATCAAGTGATGGTTATGCCACTCTACGCCAGATGTACACGGAGTAGTAGGGCGGCATATTGTTGTGGGGTTCGTCTCCGCCAGAAACTCTTGTCCCGAGATACCCTCTGTCTATATCCGTACCAAGGGTTTGAGAGCCTGTTATATCAATGTGATTAGACGAAACATATATCTCGCCTAATCCGAATCCAACTTTAACATTCCAATCATAATTGTAATAGGCGGTAACTATGTGGGTGTGGCTAGGCATCTCATTACTTTCTAGTTTATGGCTAGCTTCACCACCCGTACTACCTGCCGCATAGGTATCGCTTGCACCCAATAAAAACACATCTTTAATTTGTTCCCAAGTTCCTCCGTAGAGTTCAGCCGGTTCCGTTCCATCTGTCGATAAAAAGATACTTCCAACGGGATGGACTGCTAGGAGCACTTCTTGTTTATTGTAAAAGACAACATTACCATCTGTTCCAATGATAGAATCATGTAAAGTATTAATGCTGGTATCAATTTTTACAAAGTTACTGCTTGTATATCCAGCAATATCCTTGAGAAAGTCATATACAAGAACGTTAGAGTCTACATCAGGGTCATAAAGTTTTAATTTTAAATTGGTTGATTCGTTAGGCATATTTGTATCCTCCTAGTAATTAAATAAATTAGACAGTTTTCATTCTCGCGCTCGGGAGAATTTGCTTACGAATATTTATATAGTATATCGTCAAGGGTCATGTTATTATCTTTTATATCTTTAAATGTCAAATCATCTATTTCTTCTATCTTTTTTTTAGTTTTGACAACACCTTGGGTAATTCCGTGCATTGATAATAGTTTGTTTTTATCACTGGAATTTGTCCCGTAATTGACCGTTAAGAGCCTGTCTGCGAGGGTTTTTTGAGATACCCTACTTACGGCCTCATCCTCATGAACAAGCTCTGCGACCGCGTATTTAGCCTTAGCAGCGAAAATAATCATTCCGTAACGCCAAATTAGGCCATCTATGGTGGTTTCGCCAGTTATTTGACCGACAGTCATCCCGGAGATACTTTTAATACGTTTATAAGACATGTTTTCTGGATAAGCATAATATACTTCTATTGCTTTTTCCATATTTGTTTTATGAATAAGCCTAGAAGCTATGGTTGTATATACAGTTCTAATTGCACCCGGGATGTCCGCTTTTGCAATAATTTTTGTCTTAAAAGGCGACCACACTTTGGTTAATCCAGAAGCGATTGCCTTTATTTTAAACCTGGCAAATAACCCAATTTCTTTGAAGATATCAAGAGCTGTTACAATAGTCGCCTTAAATTTAATAGGTTCATTTGTTTCGCCATAACAATAAGTTAGTGGCGCAGCAATTAAATTCCTATTTGCTAACTTTGTAACCACTTTTATATATTCGTAAACAATCGCAAATTTTTCTGGTATATTATGACCGTAATTTACAATGAGCCTTAGAACTTCTGCCATTGCATAAACAATATTGATATCCAGAATTTTCACTCTGATAGGAGCTGTATAATCATTTGGTAGATAGGCTAAGATGGTATCTGTTTTTAAAACATCTTTTTCGTTTTTAACAACGACTGTTCCATTAGCCTGCTCCACTTTGACTAGTTTATATTCATAGGACAGGCCCATAAGGCTATTTCTGTCACATATTTTGATTTTAATTGGGGATACCATTTAACCGCCCCCTATATATTATTCTGCGTTTTCAAGAGAGAAAACAGCGCCACCAATTTTAATAATTAGCTGAGAATCAACGGTCATAACACGGGAGTTTACAAAAGTGCCCCAAATCTCACAAGTGCTACCAGTCTGAGAACTAGAAAGGAAGAAATATGGAACGGTAATCTGAGAACCGCCAGTAATTTCGCTCATAGTAATTACTGTTTTATTGGAAACATAGCTCAGGGGATATGTTGTGCTAAAAGTAGGCTCAGTAAAGTTGGTCTGATTGTTTGCAATAGCAGCACGAGTATAACCGGGATTGGTAGGTTCTGCGCCTACAGGAATCGCGCCATCGGTAATGGGTTGAGTAGATAGACCAAAATACCAAGTTGTGGGGGAAGTAAATTCCTGACCACCAAAAATCTTAGCGTTAATCTTATTAGCAAATGCCTTAGAAATCATAATATAATCCTCCTATTTACATATCGTCAATTTTAAGTTTGAAAATCACAAAACCTTGAGCACGGCGAAATTCCTTCAAAGGTTTCCCGTATCCAAAGTCGTAATATAAAGCAATTTGTTGTACATATTTTCCATAGATTAATTTGTTTGTGATAGACGAGTCTAGCCTTACATAGGCTGTATTTGTGGCATCATCAACTAGAATATCGCCAGCAGTTGGACTTGATGGGTCTGACTTCAACTCCACAATGGGGTTTTGATATTGACCATAAGGGCACAAAGACCATTTTACATAGGTTTTATCTCCTTTATTTATTGTGATAACATCGTTATCGTAGTCAATAAATTGAAATGGTATAACGATTGTATCCCCGGCGAAAAATTCAATATCATCTATCTGTTGTACGAAACCCTTAAACTGTTTTGCCTCGATTCTCTCCAATATCATTCACCTCTTTTTTAACTCGTTGCGGTTTTGGTTTGTTCGGAGAAACGGGAATAATCTCTGCACTACTATTAGACTGTTCGTGAATCACATTTTCAGTCTGAGATTGCATTGCTTCTTCAAGTTTATTCTGAATAAGTGTTTGTATATCCTTTTCATAACTATCAACATCTTTTGCAAGCTGTTGCATTGCATCAAGGCAGTTACCAAGCGTTTTAATATTCCCGTATCCTTGAACAGAAATAGTATTTAGAGCTTGATAAATCTTATTAATTTGTATAATAATATCTTCTTTATTCATAAATTACCCCTTTTGTTCTTCTAGTACCATAACTGTATAATTAACACCATCTACCGTGATTGTTTGTTTCTTAAACCTGTCAGAATCGGAAATTCCAAATTTCTCGTTAATTTGTTCTGTTGTAGAATAATTGTTTAATGTAGATTTAAGAACAAAATTATTGTCTGTCTCTGTCTTAGAATAATAACTATTCATTTCTGCATGAGTTTGGTATCCCTTTAATACTTCTTGAGTATCGGCCCATGTTTTATAATTGTTAAGTTCGGTTCTGTTTATGTAAGTCGTGGCTAATATTTCGTTATTATATTTTGAGACATACGCTTCCATTGAAGATTCTGTTACAAGATATATCTGGGCATTATAAATATCTTGGAACATTCTACCAATACTTCTTGAAGAATAATATCCCCAAATATTACGCCATCCAGTATCATCTCTTGCACCAACGTAGTCAAGAATTTTATCGTAAGGCGATTTGAATATACTAAAGAACCATTGTAGCCAGTTCCAAAAATTGCCGGGTGACACATCTCCACCGTAATTTACATTACCATTGCTGCCGGAAGGGGTTATAACATCTGTTCCCGGTGTAATTACGGGGTTGCCATTAATCGTAACGCCAGATGTTTCCATAGAACCATCTGCATTTAAACGGAACAATGGATGCCCGCTACTATTTACTTTAATAGATGTCATAGTTCCGGTTGACCCGTCGATAATGTATCCTGTCGTCGCTCCATCCCCAACAATAATTTTACCACCAGTTATTGTTAAGTTGCCACTTTTATCTACGTTAAATACACCAATGTTTCCAGCGCCGGTTTTTTTAACGATACCAAATCCTGAATCTGGATTCATATTCATTGTAATAGTATCATTTTTAACCGTGAGACCTTCTTCGTTCATTGTAAACGTCTTATTACTGTTAGAAATGATAAGATTATTACCCATTATTAAATTACCAACAATCGAGTCTGCAATCAATCCATAGGACTCTTTACCACCGACAAGCACCTTACCAAACACAGCCTTTGTTGTTGTCCAACCATCGTTGGTAAAACAAATTTTATTGTTTGAAATCCAAAGTTGTTCGGGAGAATAACCGTTTATATTGCCGTCTTCGTCAGACTTCTGCCTACCTTTGATACCATAACTACCAAAAGTAAATTCATTATCTTCCGTAGCTTTGATAGACTGATTAGCTAAATTTAAAGCAGTCTTCATGTAGCTTGTAACAGCATCAATTGTTCCATTTACAACAGGCTGAGATACAGCAGACAACAAAGAACCAACACTAGATACGGCACTTGTGGTTTCGTTATGAAGCTCATTGAATGTATAAGTGTCGTTGGACAATCTAAATCTATTACCAAACTTCATTGTAAAGCTATCAGGGTCTTCGTAGTTGATTTCAATTTCTTGTAAATATGGATAGACCCAGTTACCGTCATCAAGCTCAACGTTAATAATACATCCAAATAAACTTCCGCTGTTTTTTTCAATTTGAATTAACTGGTCGATGAATGGCTTAAATTTTTCTATAAAGAAAAAGTTAGCACTTTCTAGTTCAAATGAAAAGCTTGGTTGGCTAACTACTTTTAGTTTTTCATAACCAGCGTCAACAAGTTGTCCTGCAACATAGATATCGTCCATGATTGTATCGTTTTGAGTAAGTTCTCCGACTTTCTTAACGCTAATATCGCCGCTAGAATCAATGACCTGAACCTTTGTTTCAGAACTGGAATAATCTTTTGTTTCCATGCTATCAGTAACAATAAATGTGTCGTCGCTAAAGCTTCCCTCAATAATATAAGGGTCAAGAGCTATCTTTTCTGCATCAGTAAAATGTTTATCGTAGGAATACTTGTCTACAATTTTATCTCTTTCAGATTGAATAAATTTAAGCTCTGTATTTATGGCTTCAATTGCATACTTAGAAGCTCCACCGCTTGGATTTACGCTGTGATTTTCAACCTTAGCGCTAACAATCTTACCAGTAGCTTGTACCGTAGAAGATGCTGGAATATTATAGTCTGGATTAATGGACTCCGTACTTTCAAAATCTGCTTTTCTTACAGAATATAATCTACCGCCATTTTTTAGAATATTAAGATTCGTTTCACAAGCTTGTGTGTAATTTTTCCAATAGGTATATAATGTTACTGTATGCCTATCGTCTGTTGTATAAGTTTTAACGCCAGATAAGTCTAAGATTTCATAATCATTCCTTTTCGCTTCTCCGTATGTTACCCACCCCTGTTCTTCTTTAAATAAAAAACCGACCCATTTTGCATAAACAGGGATACTATCAACGTCAGGATAATCAGTATACTGACTCATATTCTGACTTGCAGCGTCATAATAAGACTGCATATCTGTTAGTTCTGCTTGTTGGGTTAAAAGAAGCAGATTAAACTTCTTTTGTAATGCAGTCCAAGAACCATAAGAAGTAGAACTGGTATCATAAATCGCTGTTTTGCAATCACGTTCCCACTCAAGAACTTTCTTTTTCAACGCATTGTCTGTAATCCATTCGTTATAATTCTCATAATAGTTAGTAGCGTTTTTGTCGAGTACACCAGTATAATAATCAAGGCAAAACAGTTTCTTAGTACCGTTTGGATTAATTTTCGCAATAGTTAAATTTTCTGCACCTGATACATTGATTACCGTATAAACATCGTCAGATAGTTCACTTACCGTTGCATTTTTAATTAAGTTATCAAAAGACAACATAATATTTGTATTCTTAACAACTTCTGTTGTGTCATAAGCGTTTATCGTGAAGTTTTCATTATCAAATACAAACAATGCTTCGTAAGATTGTGAAACTTCATTCGTTAAGAATCCGTATAACCCCTTATCAGTTTCACTAAATGAACGAGATTTTGTCATCAAGGACGGACTAACATACCCAATGCTCCACAAAGGGACAACCTTAATAAGTTGATGTAATAAAGATTTTTCTGGCTGTTGCGCTCTGTAGAAAAAATAATTACTGGTGACAACGGTTGTGCTAGACGTATCATTAATGTTACCAGCGGTTGTAACAAATATCAAATTAACACCTTTGCTATTTAGTATATATTCCGCAGAATATGCAGTGATAGTTTTATTATGAACTTTATCCTCATAGGCTTCTTCATAATCTTGAATAACAAAATATCCAAACCCATCAATATGAAGCAATTTATTTTTAATAATTCTATCATAATATGGATTTACAACATCGTTCATTTTTTCATAAATTGTCATACTGACTTCTGAGCAAGAACCCCATTTAGGAGAAATTACTAAGTCTTTTACGTTTGCCAGTATTCCAATAGTTGTCTTGTTTGGATTACACAGTTCGATTGTTGGATATTCATATCGTTTATTTATATCAAAAGTAAATTTAATAGTAACTCCCTCCTAACCTCTTGGCATTTTGATAACTTAGATACATATAATCAGCTGTGCCGTATATAGAAAGAACAACTTGTCCCCTTGGAAACTTCAAAAATTTCTTGTTAAATTTAGAAAAAATATCAAATGATGGGTCGTCATTTAAAATAACAATACAATTTTTACTATCTAAATAAACGATATCATTTTTATTTAATCCGGCAAAATTGGTTGTGACATTATAATCCAAAGCTTTTTGAATAGCAGAGATAGGAATCTCATGCAATCTACAGTATACGGTACATTTGTTATATGTTTCATTATTTAGTAAAATAACATCTTTGTAATTAACCATATACTTCCCTTCGCTATAGTGTTTTACGTTGATGCTAAAATTGCCATTACTTGCCATGTGAAATCTAATCGTTGGCTTCATAAGCTCAAAGTCGTCTGAGTAATTGCTAAAAATAAAAGTGTCAACCTTTGAAACATCTGGATTTAGTTTATATTTTTTGACAGTTTCAAACTCGTGTGCATAAGGTGCGTCACATTCAACGGTCGCGCTTATTCCACGATATCCGTCTGCATAAATTAAATCTTCTTTTATATGAATGACGCAATTATAATAAAACCTGTCAAAATTTTCAGCACAAATCTGCAACTCTTCATATCCAACAGGAGACGATAGCCAGTTTTTCAAATCGACCAATCTATAAATATCGACAGCTTCTTCAAACACAATTTCAACATCAAATTCTAACGGGTCACTATACTCTGTATCAAGATATTGTTTATCTGGATTTCTACGAATATTTGCCGTAATGAGCTGTTTATCTCCACCTGATGTTCTATTTGTATAGGAGTTGTCAATAAAGACAAGAGAAACATCAAACATTTCACTACTTACTCCATTAAAAATAAAAGGATATCCCATTAGCATATTATTTCACCACCTTTTATGCCGACTTGCTAAGGACTCCTAGTAGTATCGGCTAATTAATTTAACAAAAAATTATATCGTTGCTGCTTTTATGTTCCTATATCCACCCATTCTGGTCTGAGTATTAATAGTTCTTAGAACAGAATTTACAATATTATTCGTAGCGTCTCTCAGCGCTCTTACAGTGCTTTCATCTGCGTCTCCTTTAATATTTATTGGCATAGAAATATTAATAGAAGAATCAGTTGTATTAGAAACGTTAGAATTACCCATAGAAGCTCTTGCAGATTTAACAGCAGAATCTACGGCGCTTCCAAATGGACTACCTGTAAATCTATTATTAGAAGCAGAGCTAGAAGCGCTGTTTGCCCATGTGGGAACAACTGCTTCACCCACTTTTAGAACAGATACAGTTTCATCATCTTTTAGCCCGAGCATTCTGTCTAATTCTGGATGTTCTTTCTTGACATAATCAGAGCCGCTATGGTGGAATCCGAAAAACTTCCCTACGCCTTTTATAACAGAGCCAATGGCGTTTCCAACTATACCAATTGGGCTGATATTCAATGCGGTGGTAGTAACCTTTTTTAATACAGAAGCATTTTCGTCTTGCCATACATTTCTGATATTTTTAAAACTCTGAATGCCACCAATAGTACCAGTACCAATAGCAGCCACAGGCAGAGCGAGAGTTCCAACAGTGCTTGCAACAGAAGCAAGAGTACCACCAGCACCAGCCACACCAGCGGCAGCGGTTCCGGCACTACCAATACCTAATGCAGAACCAACTTTTCCAATTATGCCACCAATACCACTAACAACCTTCCCAGCGATTCCACCCAGACCTTTTAGTATCTGAACGCCACCTTGTGCGAGTTGATTTAAGATACTACCAGCTATATTCCCAAGATTTCCTAAAACACCTTGCCCGGTAGTACCCATCTGTAAGATAGAATTAATACCATTTTGAGACAACTTTGCAATAAACCCATTGCCAGAATTGCCAACAGAAATAATGCCAGCATTACTAACCCCGGTTATTTTCTGTATTCCTTTCGCCAAAGTGCTAATAACGCCATTGCTACTGTTTGCGGCTGCATTAAGTGCCTGTTTACCAAGATTTAAGACATTCTGTACAACACCACTAGTCTTTGTATCAACTTTTGTGATGGATTGCAGAGCATTTTTTGAAAAATCAGCAAAGGACTTGCTCATGGAATCAACATTGTTTTTAATACCACTAAAATCAATTACACCTGATTCATTTTTGGTTAAAGCATTAGAAATAATTGTTTGAATATCTTTCTCGTTTTGTTGGCCTTGTTTACCAATATTTAAAATATCGGTAATACTTCTTCCTTTTTCCCAACCAAGCCATTTGGCAGAACCGTATGCTTTATTCCATGTATTGTTCATAGTAGTTTTTAGGCCGTCTCCAAACCAAGTATTCCATGCGTCTAACACTTTATACAAGGTTTGACCATCAAGACTATCAAGAAGGTTTGCCGCTAAATTCTTAAATATGTCACTACTAATGACTTTAATAAACCCATTGAATACATTTTGCGCTTTGCTTAGATTTTGTTCAAACTTATCCTGAGCAGCTTTGATAGCGTCTTGTTGCTCTTTTAGCGCTTCTTTTTGTGCCTCGATATATTTCTTTTGCGCTTCGATATTCTTATCATAAGCATCTTTTTCTCTATCAAGAGCATTAACCTTAGTATCATAAGCTTGGCCTTTTTGATAATCAGATAGGTCTTTTTCTTTCTGTGCACGTTCATCAAGAAGTTTTAAACGTTTAGCTTGAGCTTCCGCAGAATCGTCATATTGGAGTTCCATCAATTGAGCGTCAATGTCTGCAATAGACTTATTCTTTTCAGCAAGCTCATCAGCGTTGTCCATTTCTTCTTTTTGAAGCTTGAGCATTTCTTTTTGAGCATCTATCTTATCATCAAAAGCGTCTTTCTGTTTATCGAGATTATCTGCAATTTTATCCAGATTATCCATCTGGGCATCAAGAGCGTCGATTTGCTTATCATATTTCTTAGACAATTTGCCAATAAGACTAAATACAATATCGCCAGCCTTTTGGAACAAATCAATAGCTGTTTCAATCATATTGACTGTCATTTTTTGTAGAGATTCAATATTTTTTACAGCGTCTTCATACTCTTGCTCACGGGCTTTAGAGAGTTTGTCCATCTCGCTAAGAGCATTCTTAGATAGTTTTTGATAAGCCTCATCTATAGTTCCAGCCTGTTCCTTCCAAAGAGTAGTTAAATTTTCAATCGCTTCTTCGTCGGACATTTTACTAATATCCAAGTTGAAAGAATCAGCTAAAACTTGCCTTGCTTTTGGATTTTTTATTACTTCTTTTAAGAGATTATTGTAATCATCTGTATATTTCTGAATAACAGTTGGGTCGTCCCAGTCTTGTTGTTTAGAATATAGTTCTACGATGCTCTTTAGGTTTTTAATTTTTTCTTCGATTGCGTTCTCAAAGTCTTTTGCAGCTTTGTCAGCGGAAGTTTTCCCAGAAGACTTGCCTTTTGAGGGTGTATAAGTTAGTCCAGCTTCTTGTAATTTTGTTAAAGCATCTAATTGTTCTTGTAAATCGTCCTGAGTCTCTTGCGCTTGTTTTCCTTGTTGTTCAAGATAGTATTTTGTTTTTTGCTGTCCACGATATGTGTCTAAATCTGTCGCAGAGACTTTTTCTCCTGCCTCTATTCTTTTTTTAATAAGCTTACCAAGAGCAATCATTTCTTGGTTTATTGCTTCTATTCTTTTTTTTGTTTCATCAATCACAGACTGCGTTTGTGTTATTTGTTGTTTTTTTGTTTCAATAGCTGTATCAAAATAACCATTTGATAAATCTTGAAGAGAATCAATATTTATTCTGATGTGACCGTTTTCTACAGTAAGCGCATTAACAAGAGACGGCTCTTGCTCAATTAGTTTCTGAACTGTGGCGACACTAAGTTCGCCCTTTTCTTTCATTTCACTATACGCCGTATTTAGAATCTCTTGTTTTTCTGTGACACTTGCAACGGTAGAAATGTAATCCTTCATTGCCTCGTCTTGAGTAACAAGAGCATTTGTTGCCTCAGTAGTCCAATCTGCAACTTGTTCGGAAGTTAATTCAAATATCGCTTGATTAACTTGCCCGTACATCTGCTGGAACTTCATAAGGAGTTCTTGTGTTAAATTGTCAATGTTTAAGTCATTGACATCAATATTCATAGCTTGCGCCCAAGCTGCCTTTACTGAATCATCAGAATTTAGAATTTGTTGTGCAAATTTATTTGCATACGCTTCTGCTGTTTTTTGCCCAGCTTCCCCACCGTCTTGGACAGCCTTTTGTAACTTATCAGAAATACCAGAAGTGTCAATTAAATTTTGTACTTTAAGTGTTTCAAAATTAGACGGGTCAAGTGCTAGGTTAACCGTGTCAAGTTGCTCTTGGAGCATCTTATACACGTCAGAACTGGTATCTCCAAGATTTTGTAAAGTTTGCATATCTTGAAGAATTGTTAATTTCTGATTTTGTAAAGCAAGCGTTTGGGAATCCATTTGAGAATTAAGTTGTTGTAGCCTATCTGTATAATTCTCATCTGTCTTATCAAGATTTTGTTTCTCTTTATTTAATTGTGCAATATTGGCAAGGAGTTGATTAACGCTTGCCGATTCTGTATCATAAAGTCTTGGTGCAATACCTACAAAAGAAGACTGATATTCTTCAACAGACTTATTATCGCCATATCTTGATTTAATCTCTTCCTGAGTTTTTTCTTTTGATACGGCTTTATTCGCCTCATTAACATCATTTTGCGTTTTCTGAATTTCTTTTAGAACATCAAGTTGCTCTTGGAGGTTCTCTTTTTGTTGCTCATCTGCTAGAGTTAAAGTACCTTTAGAGTTGATTTCTGAGATTTGTTTGTTAATCTCAGTTATTTTATTATTTGTCTCATCAAGGCTCTGTTGGCTCTCTTGCAAGGCTTCGTTCGCTTTTTTGACTTGTGCCTCTGGTTGAGCATCTTTCCAAGCGTTCCATGCAACTTTCGCAACAGCTCCAATGGCGGTAATGGCTGCTACTACACCCCATATTGGTACTGCGACAGAACCTATTGTAAATAATGTTGTATTTAGCGCCCCAATCGCACTTGTGGCAGTTGTCGCAAGACTTGGAAGTTGCCCAATTAAATTGGAGGTCTCCCATATATTTTTAAGCATATTACCTGCGAAAGCTGTTGCAAGTGCAACACCCATAGCCTTAATTAGTGGACTTAAAACTGGAATTTTATTTAGTAGAATATTTAGAATTTCTACGACTTTGGACAGACCGTCGTAGGCTAATGCAAGGGTTCTATCAAGGTTAGAGTCTTGTGCAAATTGTTGAACACTCGCGGTTAATCTATTTTGTGCAGCTTCAAGAGATTCGTTGTAAACCGTCATTTTTTCAGCAGCAACACCGTTTGCATTTTCTGCAACACTAGTTGCTTCCAAGACTTTATTGTAATCTTCCATAGCTGCAATAAATACGTTTCTCTGTCTTACGCCTGCCCAATCTGTTACTTTTGTGACCTATTATTAAAATAGGCGAGAACGGTTCTCCTTAAAAGTGTCTTTACACTTGACCGCTCTTCTATAAGTTTCCTTATAGTTCAGACTATATTTTCATCCTTATACAACAAAACACATCCCAACAATAAGAGATGTGTTTGATATAAGGAGCATTCCTCCTTAGTCGTTACGATGCAATATTTTTAATAAGGTCTTTGTAGTTATATTTGATAACTTCATTATCTAGTTCAATGTAACCTCTGTCACAATAGAAATGGATTACTTTACACCCACCGTTAAATTTAACAAGAGCAAAATCTTTTAGGCGTTCTAGTATATCATTTTCCGGTAGTTTATCCTTGTCTAGCACGAAAATGATTTGATAGAAGCCGTTGTCTCTGATAGTATCAATTCTATTTTTTTCTTTGGTATTAAATTGTTCTTGCGTCATTTTGCCAAGAACAACATCGAGATTATGCCCAGAGCCATTTATCTCAATATCTAATTTATCAGATTCAACGTAAATATCAAAAAGATACTTCCCAATCCTATGATTTATAACTCCATTATATAAGTCTGCTAAATACTTCTGGCAGTAACTATATAATCCATTATCACCTTGCATAGACTCCATTTGTTTTTTAGCAAATTCATCTACTTTCATAGGGTTATCCTCGCCATATCTTTCGATAAGTGTTTTGATTCTTTTGCTATTTATTTCTTTGTTCAAAATTGGATTTTCACATCCGTATCTTTGAATATTTGTTGCTCTTGCTTTATCTCTAATATCCTGTGATTGCATTGGGTTGTCTATGTTATACCGCTCCTTAAATGTATCTTTTGCTTTAAGATGACGGCAATGCACACAAGCGTCCGTTCTGGATTTTCCTAAAGATTTATCTAGCGATACGTTTCTTGTATAACAAGAATATGTAATGTTATATTCCGCTCCACAATAATCACATTTTACAGAGACTTTTACTGTACTTTTGGGTGTTAAGTCCTCAACAGGGACTTGTATTTCATCAAACATTTTTACATTATATCCGAGTGATTTATAATGAGACATAGAATGGTTGTTTACTTTTACTTTAACGAATTTCGTCAAAAGCATATAATACAACCTCCTATTACTTATTATAATCAATATTTTATATTTGTCAAGACCTAAAATAAAAATATTGTTATCTCGGTATTCCCTTATTTGTACAAACTTAGGGTTCACCGATATAGGAATGTTGTAGTGTTATAAACACCTACGAATTACTTCGTATTGTGGCTACTTAAAACCACATAAGCCAACTGGTTTTGTTCAAGAGTAGACATTTGGCCCCATTTAGCACCGATTTCGTCCATGATGGTTCCCATGTCTCTCATTTTACCACTAGTGTCAACTAAATTGATACCATATTTAGATAAAACCTTATCAGCATCGTTAATTGTAGCCACAACCTTGCCATTTTCATCAACAAGGTCATCTAAATCTACTTTTGCTGTGATTTTACCTATACGCGCGATAATACTCTGCCAAGCGGAGCCAATAACTTCTGGCGCTTGTCGAGTCTTTTCCTCAGAAATTGTAATTAGACCGATTAGTTTATCAAGCCCTAGCCCTGCCTGTCCAGCAGAACTAGCGACTTTTTGTAATGCTGTAGAGATTTCACCTGTACTAGCGGCATAATTTAAGTCAACCGCAACAAGTTTATCTACGATTTGGCTTGTATCTTCTACAGCCACATTATAGGATTTTGTGATTGCCGTAAGTTGGTCAGTGCTAGAAGCTGCGTCCAATTGACCAACAACAGCCAACGTAGTTGACTGCTTTAGCATCTCCATTGCTTCTTGAGCATTATAACCCTGTCTTCAATTTGTTACTCTTAATAATCGTTACTTATTAAAAGATTCCCTATAGGATTTTCTATATATTACTATATAGTTCTGACTATATCTTTATCTGTTAAATTTAACAAGGTATCTCCCGTTTCAGAGCACTTGCCCTTACAATTAGTCGATGAACCTTATTCTTAAATATTATATCATATCTATTAAAATATTTCAATAGCTTTATTATAAATATTTAAGAATCTTGGCTGCTGATTATCCAATCTTCGATTATTTTACCATACCTGAATGATTAGTTCAGCCATTATTATATCGCTATAATAACTTGGTTATCAAAGCTCTAAGGACTTTCCAGCAATTAGAGAGATTTTACTTGACCTAGACATTTAAGCCAAGCATCTGCACCTTCTGCAACTGTGGTCGTAGTAGTACCAAGTTGCTTTGCCAATTTAGTATAACTATCAGCCAATGCCACAGTATCTTCATAGCTACCCATTGTAACCATACGAACCTGTGTCATGGCTTCGTTCATATCATAAATTGCAGATGTAAATTCGCTAGTAATTTTGTTGACGGCTTCCATAGCCACCTGATATTTAATAAAATTTTCTACACTAGATTGAACGGAGTCAGAAAGAGACTTTTGCCCTTCTTTATGTGTTTCTAAGGTTACATTTGCTTGTCTGAGCGCATCTGTAACTTGTTCCGTCTGGTTTTCTTGATTTTTTTGAACGACAACAAACTGAGCCGTTCCGCTTGTGCTAGTTTGTACCTCAACTCCGTATTGTTTTAGTGTAGAGACAAGACCGCTCATTGCAGTTTGAGTATCTTTGTATGCTTGAGTATCTTGTTTTCCTTGTGATTCAAGAGTTTGCAAAGTCTGATATTGCTTTACATACTCCTTAATGGTACTCAGAAGTTTCTGGTCTTTGGCTTTTGCATTTGTAGCATCAAGAGATGTGCCAACATTTTTTACAGCCTTTTCAACCTTATCAATATTTTCTTTTACCTGAACGGCGCTTGTTGCTGTTTTGTCAAAAGTTAATTTACCAGTTGTTTGGTCAATAACAAGACCATATTGTTTCATTTCAGAAACAATATTTTGAAGCTGTTTTTCTAGCTCTTGATAATACGCAGAACCTTTTTGACCGCTTGTTTCTGCCTGAGTTATTTTAGCCTGAACAGACTGATATTGATTCAACAAACTAATACTATTTGTTAGATTAGTATTATCCTTTTCCGCACCGGCTTGATTTTGTAGATTTTGTTTATAGACATTTTTTTTGACGATAAGCTCTTGTTCTGCATTGGCAATATTTTGTTTAGCCACCGTGTTTTGTGTGCTTAACTGTTTCTCTAATTCTTGCCGCTCTGTGGCGAGTTGTGTCTTCAACGAGGTGTAATATTGGACATTAATAGAATTACCTTGCTGTTTAGCGTCCATTATCTTCGTCTCATACTGGTATCTCTTCTCAAGATTTTGTATAATTTCTTTTTCAATTTGACTTTGTTCTTTTGTTTGTTCTGCACCAGAATAAGTGGACGAAGATGCTCTTAGTTGCTCATATTGCTTTCTTATATTTATTACTTCTTGAAGACTGCCAGCGGCCTTTATACTTTCTGCTTCTGCAACGTCTATCGCATCTTTTATGCTTTGTTTTAATGTTATTACTGTTCCATTTGCATCTTTGAAAGACGAAGTAATATTAGACCCAGCCCGTTTGACACTTCCTCCGAGGCTTTCAACTAATTTTGCTACTTCATTTATATCGTCTTTTTTGAAGTTCTTCGGAAAAGAAAAGCCCTTACCCATTGCTTCGCTTACTTGCGACGATATTTTTTCTGCAACCTCTTTTAGCTCTTCTTCTAAATATTTTGCACTATCTGTTACATTTTTAGTATCAAACTCAGGCGTAATTAGAAAGCTAAAAATATCGCTTTGAGATTTATTTGCCATTTACCCACCTCCTTATTTCTTATGTCTCTTTGTGTCTCTGCTAACAGAAAGACCGCCAGCAACGCGGTGTTTGATAGTGGTATCTTTGAAGTATTTCTTCATATAAGCCGCAATTTCTTGTCTTGCTCTACCTGTAAGAAGATTAGAAAGTTCATCGTTGACACCCTCACCAATGCCATTGGTTAAAGCATGACCATAAGGAGAATACCACTCACCATTCATTATGTAGTCGTACAACCCTTCTGTAAATTTCTTATTGTCAAAACCGTTGTGAGCGTCAAATTGTGGAGTCTGACCGGGACTATACGGACGAATGACACGTTTGAGCTTGTCCCAATCACAGTAAATTCTAATTTGATTTGGCATACCATGTTTGTCAATAATAGTATAACTAATAGTCGCTAGGAAACCACCTTGCTCCGCTAGTCTTTCATAATAAGGAGATTCAGAAGTATCATTGTAAAAATACTTTTTTATATATTCCTTAATTTTTTTGACTCCTTCTTGAGCAATCGTCATCAGGATATTCTTAGCAGCTCTTTCATAATCATCAGCAAAATTGTCATTAATTTTATCAATTTTATTCCAAATTGCTACTTGGAGCTTTCTGTTATCAACTGACGGCTTCGCCATTTGTATCACCTTCCGGCTTAGAATATTTCTCCTTTAATTTCTTATCTGTCTCTTCCATAGCAGACTTACGCATACCGTCCATTAGTTCCTTAATGGCAGGGTGAGAATATGCCATTACATCTTCTAGGAAGGCTTTATTCTTTTTAGTATTTAGCTTCTTAAATACCTTATCAAGAGCGTCAATATTGTCCTGAGTAATATTATTATCAATAGCACCCTTAATAATATTCATAGTATTAATTTCATTGACACCAGAAGCTTTTTCAAAAGCACCCATAAATTTAACACAATCATTACCAATGGCTAGTTTTAGATAACGGTCAAATTCAGTTTCTACCATAATATCATAATACTCAGGAGACTTGTCCTCCTTTGCTACTTCAATATCGGTATATTTAAGAAGAATATCAAACAAGACGTGCATATCATAACGCATAAATACAAGTTCAATATCTAGTTTATTGTTTAGAATCTCAGCAATTTCTTCTGAGAAAATTTCATTAATTTTATGGATATAAGCGTACTTATTACCAATAGAAATATAATTAGTAATATTAATATTCTCAAAGAGCCAACTATCAAGAGATTCTTTATCAATCAACTTGTTTTTGTGTTGGTTTAGTTTATCAATAACAGTCTTTAGTGTCATAATTTCAACTCCTTTTATCCCTTAAATATCGTTCAGAGTACCAGTCTTAATGTCTTGCTTAATGCCGCTCTCGTCGAAGTAATCCCCTAAAGAATCTGCAACATCCAAGTCGCAATAAGTAGATGTAAGGTCTCCTGACCAGCCCACCAATGCGACAACAACATCATTAGGTAGTTTTGCTTCCTTCATCATAGTGACATATCTATGTCTACAGCAGTGACTATAGAAATCAACGCCCATAAAATTTGAAATAGTTCTACAAATACTATCTGCCGTTGAAATAGTTGCCTGACGATAAGTTCCATCATCGTTCTTCACGATGAATAACCATTCGCTCTCAATATTATTTTCTTTACGATATTTCATCCAAAGGTCATAGTATGGCTTAAACTGTTTAATAAATGTAAACTTGTTAAGTAATTTGCCTTGTTTACCACGACCCTTAGTACGAATTTGTTCCGGTGTCTTATACATACAACCATAAACAATGTCTTTATCAGTGAACCAATCTACCTTAAATTGGACTAGTTCTGCCTTTCTTGCGCCGCAGTTCACAGCAAGAGCAAGATAGCAAGCCGCCTGATACCGTTTAGCGGCAACCAATTTATCAAGACAATCTTGAATCTGCTCCTCACTCATAACTGTTTTTTCACGAACTAACTGCTTTACAGGAGTTTCCAGCTTAACAACAATATTTCTAAAATCAGGAAACTCATCATCAAGAACATTTTCAATATAATCTGACATAGAAGATAGAGATGATTTAATAGTAGAGATTCTATTACTAGACCATCCCATTTCTGTAATCGCATAATTAAAGAAACTAACAAGTTGCCGCTTCTTCAAATCCACAAAGAACGTATCTTTATTATGCAAATAATTCCAACAGAAGAACAGACGAATCATTTGTTCATATTGATAAATCGTCTGTGGAGAACGACCGCCAGTAGTCTTATATGCAAGATAATCTTTCAACAAGTTCTTATTGTCTTCATTAACCTTCGCCCAAATTTCTTCTGTATAAATTCTATTATATACAGTTCTTCTTCCCAATTTTACTCACTTCCAATCTTATCTAATAACTTTGCTACATCGTAGCTATAATATTTTTTCTTTAATTTTCTATCTATCTGAACAGCACCATACGCAATACAGTCCTGAATATTTATTGAAACCTTAGTTGATTCTTCTTTAAATTTATTGAAATCTTTGATACTCAAGAAATAAGTTCTATCATTTCTAAAGTCTAACACAAAACCACATATACAATTACAATACTTATTATACTCAGTGAGAGCTTGAATTTGATGCCAATGAATTTCTCGTTTAATAGGATTTTCTTTCGTTGGTTTCTCACGTTCAAAAGAAAAACTTTTCTTGTCTGTTGACTTTAGTTCCAGACAATACATACAAGGAGTTCTGAACAAGATAAAGTCAAATGGAGATTTCATAGAAAATCTTGTTGACCTACTATCTTGTCCAAAACCACTTGCGCTATCATGCAGTCTAATTACTGCTACATCTTTAGGGATACTCTCTTTGAACTTCTGTTCAAAAATCTTTCCAACATTCATCAATGTTAATCTCCGGCTTCCTGCCATTTTCTGTAAAGAAGTATTCATTACGATTACTCTTAACAACATTATTCAACATTAAATCCCAATATGGAATCTCATGTGGAATAATGGTTCTTGACAGGTAATAGTTAATTGTGCTATACTTTTCAAGACGATACATGGGGTCAGGCAGATTAAAACAATATTGTTCATAAACAATAATAAAGCGTAGCATGATATTCTTGTTAAATTGCAGATATTCTACAAAGGTATCGTCTGCGAATGTTAGTGTGAAACTATTTTCTTGATTATCAACACAATGATACAACGATTTTACATTAATCATTGTAGAATCAAATACACCAATTAGCCGCTCGTGTGTAACATCTTTAATATAAAGTTTGAAACATTTCTCCATATTTTTATCCCTTTCAATCCAAAAGTATGTAAACAGCCACAACCCACCCTTAAAAATCCCCGTGTTTACAGCACTTTATTTAGCAATAAAATTTCACTTTTATAGAATAGCATCTAAAAATAAAAATGAGCTAAAAATCCATAAATATACGGACAAATAACTCATTTTCGAGTATTTTACAATTTAAGGCTTAATTTCATGCTTTGGTCTTTCTGTTTCGGTCTTCTTTGTGGCAGGAGCACGACTAGAAGTTCTGGCTTTTTTCTCGTTTAACTCAGATACATATTTATTAATTGTTTTCATTTCGTCACAAGGAATAACGAAATATCTGAAATCGTCTGGTGTACGAGTTACGCCATCATGACAGTCAAATTTTCCAAGTTCTAGGTCATAACCAATAATATCTACAAAGATATCTGTTCCCGCTAATTTCCCTCTTAGTAAAGTCTTCATTTCTTCTCCTTCTACAATTATTGGCTGGAAGCTCCCATTGTTCATTACACTTCTGCGAAAACATTCTTGTGAACAATAAGAGTTCTTATATGACCCAGCAGAAATGCAAGATGAACAAACATAATAGGAGCGTCCGCAATAAGCACATATTCTATTATGTTTCATTTCTTACACCCAATTTAACATGAAGTTACTTATTAAAAGCATCCTCTATTTTGCCCTTCTGATTGTCAAGTTCTTCAACAGCACCCTCAATCAAAGCGTCAATAATTTCATTGTCTTGAATACCAACTTTTGCAAGTATATCTTTTACCCATTGCTTTTTTGTTTCTTTTGGAATCTTTTTTGTATCTGCCATTTTTTCAGCTGCGGCTACAAAAAATTTCACAACCTGATATAAGCCTATTTGCTTTAAAATAGTAACAAATCGAGGAATAATTGCAATACACAGATATGTAACAAACGCAGAGATAACGATTCTAGTCAGATTGATAATAATGGGGGTTAGAAATTCCATCATAACAAATTTCTCCTTTCATTACGTTATTGAATCGACACGGTTGAACTATGACCGTCTCCATAAGTAATTTTAATAGTATTAGCGCCAGATGATTCAATATTTGCAATATAGGTGGATGCAATGGTTTGTCCGTTAGAATCTCTGTTTGCCCTTTCCGCTATTGTATCACTGCCAGTGATGATGGCTGTGTACTGAGCGCTGTGAAGTTCATTTCCGGCATCAGATATTGATTTATAACATTCCACGGAGTTGCTTTTCGTATCTTCCGTAGTATCATCAACCTCTTCTGAATCAACAAGAACCCATGTTCTCTTAATGAATCCACGAGATTCAGATGCGAATGCTCTGATTGTGGTGGAAGCGTAAGAAGATTCAATTTTTACAAACACGTCCGCGTATGTTGCATTAATTGTATCATCAACTGCAATTTGAACAAAATCTGTCGTTAGATTATTTCTGGCAAGCCATTTTACTTCTACGCCAGACCTAGCACCAGTACCATTGGTTCTCATTGCAATTCTACAAATTCCAAAACCACCACCAAGATAGCCCTGAGAAATATATAGTGTTGTTGACCAATCTTTGTAATTCTCTGATGTTAAGTCTATTCTTGCAATACGATGATATGGATAATTATTTCGATTTCCAACCTTTGCATTACAAGCATAAAAACCTACCTCGGCCTCTGAATCATTACTTCCATCATATTTGTAATTTAACATAATGTCAGTGCCGCCATTTACAGTTCTCTCTTGTGACAGTTTTAATGCCGATGTTGCCGTGTTAGCATTCCCACTAAAACCATCTTTGCTAATCACAAAGTGCTTGTTTTCTAAGTCGATACTTAGTTCATGTGAGCCTGTTTTACTATACATAACAACGCCATTATCGTGACCGCCGTCAAAATGGATTTTGTTTTCTTGATACAGCATAATAGCTGTATCAGAAACACCTAAATTATTATTTAACATAATGCAGTCAGAAGCAGATAGAGTTAATGTATTTTCTTCTGGGCTAAATATAGACACAAACCCATTGTTCCCGCTTTCAAATTTAAGCATAGAGAACTTCCCAGATGTTGAATCTGGATTTGATAACGTCAGTCCGTTTTTGTCAATCTTTGCAACGCCGTTTATGCTGTCGCCGTCAACAACATTCCAAGAAAAAAGTCCACCATCTTCAACAGTAAAATCTTGGTATGGTGTTCCATTCATATAACCAGAGCTAATTGCGCTCGTCATTTCAGGAACTCCATTGGCTATGCTATAAATCGTAAGACCACCGTATGGAGAGCCAGAACCATCTTCGTTTACAAGCTCAACAGATATATTGTTGTGTTTGTTCTCTAAAGACAAATAACTCGGATTCGCCACAAAGTATGTAGACCCATCTGTACTAAATTGTACGTTTTTATCACTGTAGACCTCTAAATTCCCGTTATGGTTTTTACCTATTTTGGCAGATTTTGAATCTTTATCGAATATGACGGAACTGTCTTTAAAGGTAACGTCACCCGTAATATTACCGCCAGTAAGTGGAAGATAGGTATTTTCCGCATCTGTTTTTCGGAGGAATAAAGTGTTGATTAGCGCGGCCATAATTTTGCCATGGCCAACATTTATTTTTTTACTTACATCATAAGCCATAAAATCCTCCTTTCTCTATAATTTAAATAATAAAAAATATAGGTAATGCGTTTGCATTACCTATATTTAAGTTAACAAAAATTACTCTTCATCTGTATCAATAATGATAGAGTAAAGGTCATTAGAAGCACATCCGGCAACAAATTCCATAGAGATGTTCTGAACTGCGGGGTCGCCATCTGCGGTAATTTCCCAGTTCCAGTTACCATCAATCTGAACAGTGCCATGAATGATACAGGGATATAGAGTACCATCACAGTTATCAGCAACAAGACCGTAAGCGGTTACTAGAGCAGTATCCGGCATAGTGTCTGTTTTGATGTCGATTCGCTGTGCAGTGGTAGCGGATTTCGCAGTATAAGCCATGGTGAGCTTAACAGCTCCCTCTTCAATTAGCTTTGCTGCTGCACCTTCATTAAGGGTAATAGATGCAGGAGTTCCTTCGTCATTTTCAGTAACAGTAAACTTGCCGTCAGAAACAGCACTGTCCTCCTGTACCTCACTTAGATAGTCTCCGTTTGCAGAAGTTGCATAAATAACGCCAATATACTTAGTAGCGCCAATCTCTTTAACAGGCTTTGAAGGGAGGTCGTAGCTCTCTGTGCCGCTAACTAGGTCAACCTGAACGTATTTACGATAAGTGGTTTCTCCCAGAGTAACATCGACACCATTTTGAGCGGCAATAACTTCGGTATTCCAAGTTGCACTCTCAACGGTAAATGTTGCCCGTTTGCTATGACTAAAGCCTCTTCCGATATATACATTGCCACGACCACCAGTAGGATAAGTCATTTCAACGGTGTTCTCTAGGGTAGTAGTCTTGCAATGCTTTAGATAACCGATAATAGAATTATCGGAGGGACGCTGCATTAGAATTTCAAAAATCTGTTGTACAGAAAAATTCTTAGGGGTTTTCTTAACTGCCATAACCCTTTTCCTCCTTAAATTAATTATTCATTATTTCTAATAATAGAACTCCAATGAATCTTTTCAAGATTAATCGGGTTTTTCTTTGTGTCGATGCACCCAGAGTGTAAAGCATCCATTGTATTTCTATAATTATCGACCTTGACATATCTAAAATATGAATCATAAATTACATATATAGGTATATTAGGTAACTCATCATAAGAAAATATTTTAAAAGTTACGAGACAAGATAAAATACTTTGAAAATTTATCTCATCTTTGTCCATATTTTTATTTTTCCTTGCCTCGTATTCTCTTTCTTCGTAATTTCTTTGTAAGATTATTTTCTTTGTTTTTTTAGTTCCACCTTTAAGAAATTTATATTCTGGATTTATCCAATTTACTTTTCTTAAATATTCAACAATCATATAATAGGTTTGCTCGTTAAATTTAACAGAGCCTTGTTCTATATATAATTTGTCATCTTCATACTTAGCACTCAGAAGAAATATTTGTGTTGTCTCACCAACAGTCCTGTCCAACACAATCCATTTACCATTTAAATTCAAAAAATAGTTAAGCGCATTAGACATATCATTATTGATAACAACACACTCTTCGTCCATTTCTGAAACGACTTCTCCGTCTCTAATAAAAACATTATTTGATGTGCTATCTGCCAGACATTCTTGAATAAAAAACTCGTATTCGCTTTTGATATCTTCATACCATATCTTATTTTCCACCCACAGGATATCAGCGATATCTTTAGACTGAGTTGTAATAAGAGTTAAGTTTTTTATGTATTCACTATAAGCATCTTTTTCACCAACGTCGTTAAGTAGTTTATTAAGTTTTGGGTGTTCTACATATACGTTTTCTGCTAATTTTAGCGGTCTCCCGCAATACAGTTGTAAAGCGTTCAATTTTTCAATGTAAATTTAGGTAATAGATTTGTAGAACCACCATCACAACCAATTGTGCTATTCAGTGTTAGTTGATATTGAAGTTGTAAACCATTAAAATAACCATTATAGTAACGGCGTTGAAACCCTATTAAGCTTATACGCCCGGGAGAAAAGTCTTCCAACTTTTTGTCGTTAATGATTGCGTCAACTTCATGTACGATATCATAAAGGCGATATGCTACAGGATAGTCGGGATTATCTGATAGAATAACACTCTGTTCATCGTGAACTACCACATCAATACACACAATAACTTTCTTATACTGCGCAATTTCAGTGGTATAACCACCGTTAAGCGTTACAGTCAAATAAGTTTTTTGGTCTAATTTTGCATCTGGAATATGCTCTAGTGGATAAATATGAACATCTGTACATTTGTCTAGGTTTTGGCCCATATAAACAAGATTGTTTAACCCGCCAATTCTCTCAATCTCTTCATCAAAAGATTTATCAAGATAAGGGGAAGTATTTCGTTTATAACAAGTCAACAACCTAACCAAACGTTCACTTCTTAGAAGTCTGTTATAAATAACTGCGAAAACGATAGGACTAAGCTCTTCGTAATACAATTATACAACACCTCCTAATTTAATATTAAATGTTTTTATTAGTGCACCATCTTGGTAGCAATTTACAATAAGCGGATTGGTACTTTGATGATAGTTTTTTATTTTAAAACTGTTATTTGTGGGTGTAAAAGAATAATAATCTTTAGACACTGTTTTGTCCTTGTTGCATTCAAACGTATAGTTATCCCCATCAAGAACAAATGTTTTCGAGCCATTTAAAAGAACAGTAAACTCTTCCGGCTCCTTTGGTTCTTTATCGTCATTAGCCAAATCATTCTTCGGATTGTCTGCCACATTATAATTTTCAAAGTCTGCATAGAATTTTAACAGTCCCGGATTATCTTGGAATGTATTCATATTTAAGAAATTGACAAACTGTCTAATCTTATATGTTACACCATTTAACATAAAACGAGTATTAATTCTGTACTGACTTGTCCAATCGTTATACTGACAAACAACTTCAATTTTATCTTCGGCTACATCAATAACTTCCGATGTCGAAATTTGGTCTTCAACAATTTTGTACTCAATATAGCATGGTTCACGATGGATTGTTTTCTCGTCCTCTGCTAGAGTATTGATTGTATTATTACAACGTCTAACATAAGCACTAGATGAACTCTTGCGAATATTATCACGCGAATATATAATCCAGATATTATCGTCAAAGAAATACCTTTGTCCCAGCTTTGGTCTATAATCCAAATCTTTATAAATTAATTTCTTATAGTCATCGTTTACACGCTGCCCGGTTTTAGCATCAACAAGTGATGTAATACGGATATCTATTTTATTAAATAGCTCTTTTCTTTTTTCTTCATTAGCTGTAATTGTCTCAAGAGCATCAGAACCAAATTCTTTCTCTTCCCACACGTCATCCCACCATGTGGACGCATTCTCAAAGACTTTATCAACCGTGTCTTGAAGTTGATTTCTCCATCTTTGAGCAGGGTGTTTATTAACATTCATGAAAGTATCATAATATGGCATGGTATCACCTAGCCTTTTTGACCAAAGAGATACAATGGAATACTAATTGTTTGACCTCTGAATGTTCAATGGGTACTTTCATACCCTCAAGAATACTAACAATAGAAAGAAAATTTACAATACCAAATATATCATATAATCCATTTAATTCTCTTGCTAGTCTCTTTGTGTATGTAGTATACCCAGAATAATCATTTATGGCTTCACAATCCTCAAAAATTCCAAGGATTGCGAATAATTTATTAATCACAGATTGTTTATATTCTTGAATTTCTTTGTCAGAAAACTCAATTCCATTAAAGTCCATAGTTTCCCACCGCCCACTCAGCAAATGGGGTATTTTTCAGGCCGTAATTAATAATTTTCTGGTTAGTCTTTTCTCGCCATCTATCAGCATAATTTGCTTTCTCTTTTAAATTATTAGAAGCAGACTCGCGCTTAAAGTCAGTATCTTGCAAACCACCAAGCTGAGTAGTATCAGAAATTATAAAGTCAAGCCAGCATTGAACCATTAAATCTGAAAGAATAGTCTTTTCTGTTAATGTCAGTGTGTCGTTAAATTCATACTCCCCTGATTCATTTTGATGATATTGTTCAATATCTTTCTGACAATTTATAAAAAGCGGAATCGCTCTTAGTAAGAAGTACATAAGCAAATCATCGGCTGCTTCTGGGTTATCATTAAATAGCCGTTTTAGCTCATAATCTTGTAATGAAATTAAAAATAATTTATAAATCTCGTTAAAATTTGTACCAGAAGGTTGTGTTTGCTCTGGTGGAGCGTCTGGTTCTTCAACAGGTTTATTTTCTATTTCATTATTAAATAAACTAATATTGTTCAATCCCATTCACCGCCTTTCTTATTTAAAGTAATTTAAGCAAGTGAGCGAATAGACTCTGCACGCTTACTAATATCTACGGAACACAACTTATTAATCAAATTGACCTTGTTGTAGTCTACGTTCTTACCATCGACAATTTGATGAGCAACACGATTTGCTACTAGGCTTTTCTGATAATCGCTTGCGTTCTCAATTAGAGTTTTCACTTTATCATCGGAATAGCTGCAAATATTTTCGATATCCTTATACTTAATAATATTATTATAAGCATAAGTCATGCCAAGAAAATAAACAGCACTTGCATCCTCAATTTCAAAGTATCCTTCTTCTGCAAACTTGTGATTCATATTCACAATTTGAATCAAGTCACGATATAGCACACGATTTTCGTCACCGTACTTATTAAAAGTAACAAAGCGTCTATCCCCATAAGTAAGATTAAGAGTCCCATTAAACAGACTGCGAACACGAATGCTCTTTCCATCCTCTGGTTCTGTATAATCTTCTTCGGGTGTGTTATCCTCGTGTACAACTGCAACAGATTCATTTTGAGCAGTGGAAGTAGAAAAACCGCGTAGTGTAGCAAGAATCTGACCAAGCGTACCCTGCATTTCTGACATACCTTTTTCAAGGTTTTCAATTCTCTGTGTATTGGTTGCCATTTTATACCCCTTTCAATCCTTATGAATAATATAAACCCTACTCCCAAAGGAGTAGGGTAATTATTCAAAATTTAACAAGCAATTAGCCGACAGTGATGACACCAGCAATAGCATTAGTGATAACGCCGATGCCCCAGCTCTTGTTAATGGTGGTATTGGTTGTTAGGTCTGCGTCTGCATTGCTATCAACAGTGTTAGAGGTAGTAGCGCCCTCTAGGCAAAGCTTAACGGGCTTCTGAGCAGAAGGACTGATGACATAAATCTTATCATCAGGCAGGGCCAGCTTGTACTGGTCAGCAGCAGAATAATCGGCGTACTGAGGCATAACCATTACGTCAGTACCATAGATGTTGGAGATATAGCCAACACGGACGTAATCGGAATCAACCATCATACGCAGATTAGCAGACTGAGGCAGTAGGTCATGAACAGCACTCATAGTACCCATTAGAATAGCGGGAGCGCGGTTATAAGCTTGAACAGTCTGAATTAGCTTGATGACACTCTTGTCTGCTAGACCAGCAACGTGTAGAGCCTCTGCGCCATTATCCTTAACATCATCCATGGCGGTAGCAAATGCTAGAGCAATTTCCTTGGTTAGTTCTGCTTCCATAGATAGAACAGCCTTCATCAGGAAACGAGCCATGGATTCCTTGCCACACAGAGCCTTGTACTTATTGGAAGCAACGGAAATATTGTGGTTGAAGGGGATGATAGAACGCTGACCAATATCTTCACGCTGGAACTCAGTATTACGCTGATTCCGACCAGCCTTGGAGACAATAAACAGGTCGTTAGACTCAACATCAAACTTAAAGCTATCACCAATAGCGCCGTTACGCATTTCAGTATAGACACTGGTAGTACGGTCTACGAAATCAGGTAGAACCATATCAATAGCTGCGTCAATAACAGCCATGTATGCCCACTGGAAAGTGGGGTTCTTAGCCATCATCTCAATGGAAGCAAAAGAATTGTTAAAATCCAGACCAGATAGCTTCTTAACTTCTGCCATCAGTAGGTCGTTAATCTTCTTCTCCTTCTCTGCAAAAGAGATAGAGGTATCAACATAGCCATCATACTGACCACGCTGCTTTGCATAGTCATTAAAATAATCCTTAATCTTTACTTCGGCAGTCATATCGCCGGAGAAAGCTAGAGTCTTCTCATTCATAGTATTATTCTCCTTTTCTTAAAATATCATCAAGCTACGCAGACAACAAACTTGTAAGCGGTAACTGCCTTCTTAACTAGGTTGCCATCGCCAATGTGAGCGGTAGTAGCACCCAGTGCCTTTAGATACATACCAGCAGTAGGAGCCGTAGCCTGTGCCTTTAGGGTGAACTTAGTAGTATCAGGAATTAGGAACTTTGCAGTAGCCATTGCAGTTGCATTAGCTGTGCTAGGAACGATAGTAAGAACATCGTCTTCGATTAGCTTGAAAGCATCAATAGGATGCCCCTTGATATTTACGAAATCGCGGATATTGTTATCAATACCCTTTAGCTCAGTGCCATCGGGTAGAGTAGTAATAACGACTTCGGGGCTAGATGCCATCCATAGATTCTTTGCGTCTGCGGCAGGCTTGCCAGCCTTCCAAACAATCTTGCTATCAGCATCGGTAGAATACTCACTTAGAGCAAAAACTGCACCGTTGGGTACGTCCTCTTCACATACGACAGTACGGTTCCAGTTATCAACATTTAGAGCCGCATAGCCGCTCTTAATTAGAACATCATACATAGTAAAATTTCCTCCTAAAATTAATAATTTTTAATTGTCCCAAATGGAACCGGTAGATTTCTTCTTCTCTCCATAAGGTAGACCAATCTTGTGAATGTTGCCAGAGGGAGCACCAACTCGGTCAAACTCTGCGGCTTTTACCATGTTGCTCCATGCGGCTACACTATCATATTCACTAAATTTAGCGATATAAGCATTGCGTTCCTCCTCAGACATTTCAACACCCTTTTCAGAGATTTCGTCTAGGACTTCACACATCTTAACCATATTAGCTTCTTGCTTTTCTTTTTCTTCTGCTGCAAACTTAAAAGCCTTTAGTTCATCATAATCAGACATGGCTTCAAATTTAGCCATATATGCTTCATTATCCTTTTTTAGCTTTTCATTTTCAGCAGTTAGATTAGAAATTTCAGACATGGCTTCTTCAAGAGACATATTTTCCTTATTGTCATCATCGTCCTTGTCAGACTCATCATGACGCTCATCGGAATCATCATCTTTATCGTCTTCATCGTCAACCATTTTCTTGTCACTGCCCATTTCAGTTTCGCAAGATTCTGTGATAGTCTCGGTTTCGCAAGCCTCTTCAACCTTTCCCTCGGTCTTTTCTTCGGCTGCTTCTGCTTCCTCCACCTTAGTCTCATCTTCCTTCTTGGTCTCAGTGACTTCGGCTTCTGTTACTTTCTTCTCTTCTTCCACGTTTTCACCCTCGTCCTGTTTATAATCTTCTGCAAAATACTGATTGAACTCATCTTGCGAGAAACCAAATTCTGCAAAATTTTGTGTATCCAAACCAAGCTCACGATAGTGTTTCAGCAAGTGGGACTTCACGTCTCCTTTAACGATTCCCTGCTGTGCAGCCCTAGAAAATGCGGACTGCAAGCCATCTTTATGAACGACAAGTTTACCATCACGAATAACGTGATGCGGATATTTGAATTTCGTAATTTCATATTCATTGTCAGAGAAGTCTCCAATTAAATATGCTTCTTTTAGCAAAGACTTTGTATTAGACGCTTCTGTAATTGGTTTAAATAGCTTCTGACCGGGATTAGACCACTCGCCACTTGTTGCGGCTTCCTTAGAATTATCAATAGAAATTTTGTCAGCAAAATTCTCTTTAATATAATTTTCTTTATCCTCAGAGAACTTTACAAGTTGAACATTGCTTCCTTTACAAGCCTCTGCAACTTGGTCTGACAAAATAGTAATAGCTTGATATTTCCAGCTATAAACATCTGGTTTATCGAATGGGCCATTATCTTGATAATCAGTAATGGTCATTTCAACAGATACTTTCTTTCTGTCATTAGAACTATGAATAATATCAACAATATTTTTAGAATAGTTTTTCCAAATAAGAGCTTTAATAGTCAAGAAATTCTTGTCTCGCTCTTCATCATATTCAAAGGTGACAGGATTGTTTTCAGAGTAAACAAACCCAACTGGAATTTCTGCCTTAGAGTGAGTACCAATACCGTCATCATTCCAATCAGTGAACTCAACTACAACAGGAACATTATAAATAGTATTAGCAGTCATTTTAAGAGAATCAAAAGAAATTGGCTGAGTGTGACTATTCTCTTTTTCTGCAAATGCACGAATCTTAGTGATAGCAAATCTATCATCATCCTTAATAACATTTACGTCGTCAATACCAAATGTGAAATATAAACTTTTATTCTCCAATCTCATGTCACCCCCTTTCAATGTCAAATTTAACATATATTATTACTCCATTAGACCGGCCTTAATCAGGTCGTCTACTAGAGAATTGTAAGCGCTCTTTAGAGTAGCAATTGTAACATTACCATCTAGCTTATCGTGGTGCGCAATCTTAGGTGCATCAATTACATTAGTAACATTTTGCACATTGGTAGTAGAACCACCACATTCATCAATAGCGTCAGAAATAGCCTGACCGACATTTAGAGACTGAGTTAGACCATTAGAGCTATTTAGAGCCTTAATCACTTCTTTAGATAGTGCCAATTATATCACCTCGTTTACTCGTTAAATTCCTGTTTGAGTTCATTAGAACCCCTAGCCCAACTTGCTTCTGTAGACTCAGAATCACTCTCAGGTTTTGGTGGTCTACCAACGCTACCTTTAGTAAGAGGATTCTCTGGTGGTTTTGTTGCTGTGCCAGTACCAGTTCTAGTCTGCACAGGGGGAGCCAGATATTGATTTAGAGGAATAATCATTCCTTTTACATCAAAACAACTCTTAGAAATTTGTAGATGCCTTGTGTACTCGAAAATATTCATATCGTTGCAACGAGCAGCGAGTTGCATATCTACGAATCCTATCTTAGAAAAATCATTGAATAGTGCTTTACGTTCTGCCTTTTGGTCTGGAACATTTTCGTCATGGAAACGAATTTTAAACTTATATTTAGTGGTTCGTTGATTGATGAAAAACTCCATGAAATTAGCAAACATTGGATAAAGCGCTTCAATGGTGTTATTATCAATTGCGGATGCAAGTTTAGACTGGTGGCTATTCAGCTTTTCAGTACTAAATAGAGCTTCACTAGAAGCAATACTTTGCTTAACAACAGAACTTGCATAATCAACGTCTGAATTAGTGTTTGAAGTGCTAAAGTCTACTGCCTTAACATCATCAGTAGGCAATACAGCCAAACCAATCTGACTATTCAATCCTTTACGAGCAACACCTAAAAATTTACCAATCATCTCAGGGGTCATATTAATAGAGTTAGCAGCTTGACCACTTTTCTGTTCCTTGTTAAATCCAAGGATACCAACCAAAATTTTAGAAGCGTCAATAAAGTATTTATCCTGTTGCAGACCTCTAACAACTGGTTGAAAACTTGCGTTTCCAAGAATACCCGAATAATAAGGTAAAATAGTTGCTAGTTCAGGGTCTAATTTAAAGCACCAGAACCCGTTCTCAGGAGACGTTTGTTGCCAATGCCCAAACCCAGTGTTTCTTGATTGTAAGCGTCTTGCAGGGTCGTATGGTTTAGCAAAATTCTTCTGGATACGATTTAACATACGCTTAAAGATTGGCGGATACATATCTATATCAACACCATCCATATTAATAAACCAGTTCATATCGAAATCAAATAGGTATCCATAATCAAAACGACCTGTAATTTTACAAAACTGTTTAGGCAGCTCTTGAATAGTATATTTATCTCCATCATCACGAAGGACTCCGAACATTACACCTTGCCTAAAACACTGACGCAAAGCAGTTGCAAATTCTGCTCGATAATCGAATCTATTGCAAAAATCATCTACAATAGCCAAGTCTTTCTTAAATTCTTTAGACTTTAGTTCAGATTCTTTTGTAACATTGATTGGGTCGAAAGTAAGGTTAAATGCGGCTAGGTTTGGAAGATATTGTGTCATCCGCTTAAAAGACATATTTGTAATTTCAAGCGTCTGGGCATAATTAGAAAGGATTTCTTCTGAATCTTTTGCGTTTTTTAAAGCGTTTTCAATTTCTGTAACAGTTGTGTCTACTTGTGTTAAATTAATATCCTTTAACCGTCTATTAACAGCGTCGGGTGTATTATAATCGGCGCTTCTATAACTACGGTTGTAAGAATCAGAAAAATTCATAAAATAATCATACGCATTTAGAACATCATTAACCTGTTTCTCAGACAACGTTTCTTGTTCAGTTTTCTTTTTTCTTGGCAAACATCTCACCTCGCTTTCTATAAAAATAATTTAACCAAAGAACGTCCAATCTAATAGACTGTTAGTTTCTTGTTTGTTAATATACTGGTCTTCTAGTAACTTGGCGTACCAAAGACCATAAGCCAAAGACATAACACGGTCTTTACGATTCCCAGCTTTTTCCTTTAGGTTAATATAGCCCTGAGTAACCACCTGTTCCAAACTAATTGCCTCATCAACAAGCCGATTAGTTTGCACATAAGGATTCATAAGACGTTTCTTTAAATCCTCATCTTCAATCTTATAATACTGATAATTCTTCATCATATAATCAAGACCCTCTTGGCTATCAACAAGTAGATTAACTCGCCCATCAGTAATCAAATCACGCATATTACTAAACATAGCAGACTTTAATTGGATTGGAGTTTTAACAGAATAAATTACAGGAACCGCATTTCTATCAATAGTACGATTAACCATTTTAATATCTTCTGGGTTGACTACTGTCCATGCAGGATAAGTAACGCCACGATTTTCATCGTAGGTTTCTGTGGTAGCATAGTCAAAAATAGAAATACCTCATTTGTTATCTTTAGAGCTTTTTATCTCTAAATTCTAATACTTACCATTCGTATTAGTTCAGCATATCTTTTCTAAATAATTCAATAAATTCTTTTAATTGTTCTTCGTTGTTGTTTCTTTTACCATATATAGAATGGAATTTAAGATGACATTTTTCACACATACAAATACCATTGTCAACAGAATAGCGTTCATCTTCATTGTCTTTCCAATTTTTTATGTGGTGAGCGTTTATTTCGACTCCACTGCGAATGCTGCATACTTGACAAGTATAATTATCTCTGCAAAATACAGCTTTTCTCCAATCTCTGTATTCCACAGTGGCACGTTCATATCTTTCCGCGCTAATACCGCCCTTCCAATTTGGGCTATTTTCGCCAGAATGTGCTTCTTTCCATTCGTCAGTCATAGTATAATGAATTACGCCATACTTTTTTAGATAAGTTTCATGTGCTTTTTCTATGATTTCTGTATTTTGCGTTGGAACTTTGCATCCATACCTCTCCATATTTGTATTATATATTTTTTGTTTTATTTCTTCATTTGAGAATACATTTTCGCATCCATATCGTTCAATATTTGTCTTTTTAACCTTTTCCTTTACAGAATCTAAATACGCTGCATTTGAAACACCATATTTCATCATCAATGTCTCAGATGCCTTTTCTCCCGTACAAGTCGGATTATTGCAGCAGTCTTTATTTACAATCTTGCGTCCCCTTATAACATTATACCAAGCAACATCATAAACTTTGCCACAATAGTCACATTTGCATTGAACCTTTACGTTACTTCCGTCAACCAAGTCCGAAGTCTTAATGCGAAAAGAATCCCTCATTTTAGTAAATGTATAACCAAGAGAAGTATATCTTTCTTTATTTTTGGAGTTCCATTTCATATCAACGTATTCAGTAACAACCATTAATATACTTCCTTTCGATTTTGATTTATTGAATTATTTGTTGCGGACTCTTGGGAACATTATATTCTATAAATAGTTTCAGTTCCTATGCGTTGCGTGTGACTATAATATTATTTATAGCCTTCCACTCTGATTAGCATTTCAGCTTTCCAGTTTTCTTCCGCAATACTTAATTATATATTACTATATAATTGGGGCAAGCATTTCACCCCTTGTGTATCAAGTATCATATAATCGCATTCAAACTCATAAAATAATTGTTTCATTCTCTTAGTTTGAGCGATTGAGTTTAGACCGTGCATACTATCTGCGTATGGCACAATAATTGTATATCTTCCACTATCAGGAATTAACCTAATAATAAAAAATGCAGTATTGTCGTTTTTGCTAGATTCAATAACAGCAACGTCCATACACAGTAACCTAATTTCATTAGGTAGTTTTTCTTGATAGTAAGGGTATTTTTCTCTACAATCTTTATACTGAATATACTCTTCGTCAGACATACAACAGAATGCTTTAGAGTTAGTTCTAACTCTATCCATCATTTTATATGTGAAATAAGAGTTGCCAGTACCACGTTCTGCAATACAGTTATATTCTGCCTGTAAAATATTAATGTTTTCCAGATTTGATTTGAAAGTGTCTTCTACTTTCTTTTTACTAATAAACCCATTTTTAACACCAAGAGCATAACTAACAACTGTTGCGCAATAATCTCTATTGCCGTCTGTCATCCAGTCTATATAATCCTCAAAGGTCTTATAAGACCACTCATCCGCACGTCTAATTGAAGATAGGTAAATCTTTCTTAATTCTTCGTGTTTGTATTCTTCTGCTCTTTGCTCTCTTGTTAAATCAAGATATCTTGGTTTTCTTGGGTCGGAAAGCATAGGGTCAAAAACACGAGTAATAACTTCTTTCTCTGTACGAACAAATTCATCAACAATTAATATATTAGCTCTCAATCCGAGGGCATTTTCACTGTATGTCGCAGTAAAAATTGTAGAACCATTTTTGAACGGAACCTGACATTCATTAGCGCCAATCTTAATCTCATCAACTTTGATTTCCTGTTCTAAGTTCTTACTCATTCGCATATATTCATAAATCTTCTTAACGAATTGTTTACTCTGCGATTTAACAGGACAAACAACAAGGATTTTGAGACCCGGATAAAGAATAGCCATTTGACAACAGAAATCTAATGTTAGAGAAGATTTCGCTATGCCTCTGCTCCCTATAAATATATAGTTTGCAGTATTATTCATTTCCCAAATTAGAACTTTTTGAAAATCATACAATGGTAAACCTAGATATTCAGTAATAAATCTTTGAGGGTTCGCTCTCCAATACCCAACCCATGCTTCAAAATTTTCATTGTATTGCTCTTGAAGTGTAGCACGTTTTTTCTTTAGTCTTCGGATTGTGATTTTGTCTGACTCTGACATTCTTCATCACTCTCCGTTCCAAGAAGTTGAGCTTTACCCTTTTCAATTATATCAATACTCCAAGGTTCAAACTCCTTTTCAAATTTTTCAACATATTTATTATTTTTACCCAAAGCCCTTGCAGTACAACCAGCAAACGCATCAAATAACAAATTAACATTATCTACATCTGCTAATTCAGGGTCGGCTTTCTTAACAGGTCTAAATGTTTCAATATCTTCAATGCGCTGACCAACAACCTTAGAATTTTGTACAGCTCTATTTTGTTTTTCAAGTAAGCCACCATTATTCATAAGTGAAGTTAGAGCGTTTAGTTTCTTTGTAACATCTTCACCATTTTCACGAGCTTTATTAATATCAAGAGTTTGATAACAAATCTGTCTGACAATAATATCAATATCTTTAGTGTCAATCTGACCTAGTTTAGATTCCCAATCCATATATTCATTTTGAAGATATGCTAGGTCATCATTATCAAATCTTCCCCATACACTTTGCAAATATGCTGTACTAAATTCAATATCTTCGTAATTGTCATCGTCACCAAGTTCACCAGCAACTTTCTTAGGACGTTTAATTTTTGTATAAATATCGTAGTTACTAAGACCCTCGATATTGTTTTCACCCTGAGAATCGTCAAAGCTCGAACCCCAGCCATTTTTATCTGCGAATGCAAGATTCTTTAGATAAATCGGTAATAGGTTTTCTTCTCCATTTAACACAGAATTTTCATTCTGAGATTCTTTCATAGCCGCCAAATACGCTTGATGAATGTACGGAATATCAATTTTCCTACAAGTAAAATAAATAGCAAGATTTGTATTACCATTGTATTTTACCAAGTATCCTTTATAAATAGACTTGACACAATCCTTACAATATGGTATCTTATTAAAGAACTTATGATATCCGTCTTTCGTGGCATTGAAATTATTTTGAACTCCACAGCCACAACTAATGCAAATCAGTTTCTTCTTCGTCTTTTCTCCGATTTGTTTCCCTTTTTTAGCAATAGCCATGCCACCACCACCTTAGTCCAAACGGATAATATTTATAGATTCATAAGGATTATCAGGGGTGACAATATACATAGTCTGGGAGGGATGAGAAGTAACACGCAAAGACTTTGCATAATTATCTGTACCACAAAGAGAACCATTCATAAAAACCATAGTCCCATCAACTTCTTTAGACTCCACATGGTGTTTATGCGCAATAAACATTGCGTCATAGAACTTATGGGTTAAAAGCGTCATATTCTGAACTATATCATGAATACTATCTTTATCTCCATGAGAGCCTAGATAATTCCAGTTATAAATACTAAATGTTAGAATATCATTATCAAATTCATTCTCATTAATATGAATATTGTGTACATAGCGCAGAGCGGCCTTTAGATACCAGTCAACAAGAAGAGAAAAATTTTCATTTTGCAAGCTATCATATTTATTAGCCATACAACGAGAATGATTGTCAATAACAGAATAATATTCAATATTACAATGTTGAGAAAGCCCGTTTAGAAACTCTGCCAAAGCATTAGAAACTTCCATTACCTGTTCAATAACATTCTTACGATTCTCAATCCGAATAGTATTATGAATATATCCAGAAATAGCATCGTTTAAATTAATAACATACAGAGTACCAATCTTTTCAGAATAAATCTTCTTAACAACTGCATCAAAAAGTTTGGTCATGCGCTCATGGAAGATTTCAGGATTGTATTTATTAAGATAATTATCAGTTACCATACCATAATGGAAATCAGATAGGCATAAAATAGCACTCTTCTCAGTTGATGAAGGGTTACTTTTATTATCATTAAACTCTAAATGGTTTTTAATAACATACTCTGAAATATCTTGTTTAAGCATATCAAAACGAGCAATCTTATTAACATCACGATTAAGCGCTGCTTTATAATCCCGCATTTTGACAGTTTTTAATTTAATATCTAGCTCTTTATTCATTAACTCGTCCATTTGTTCAGACGGGTCTTTATTCTTTTGGTAATCGACCCCATCAAAGAATGCCATATAATATTTGCGATAAACACTTTCGTCTTTTCTTACGCCAGTTGCTTCAAACATAAGGTCACAAATTTTAGACCAACTAATATCATATACGTCCTTGTTCATAGCCAGACGTAAACCATATTCCTTGTCTGTTTCGTCCTTACGTTTTAGTAGACTATCTTCCATGTGTACTCCTTTCACTCCAAAAATAACTCCTTTTAATACACGATGACTGTTATTGCCATCGTTACTATCCATAAGTAAAAGTGCTTATGGATAGTTGCCATAACAATAAACATTTTTATGTAGCTCGTATAACCGCGTGACTGAATACTTATCTAAAAAGAACGGCCACTAGAGTCCACTAGCACCTCGCATCCACACACGGATACACAAACCGCAATTGGTTTAAGAACCATATAATACCATGGCAATATACTAGTTCAATAAACATTTATCGTCGCTGTTTAACGACCTCTGGCCCCTATGTCCAGCATCATTTAACGAGAGGTTTTTGGCTTTGTGTTTGCAATTTTCCAAACAATCTTTTCCTTCCAATGTGTCTGATTCTGCTTATAAATACCATTTATAAACTCGTCCACATCTGCAATCTCATTTTCATCTTTTAGTTTCTGTGCCATTGCCATTGCGGTTGATAAATCATACTCATGGTGAGCAAGTTCTTGGTTCGCAAATTCTTTAAATTTAGAGAACGCAGAAGAATCTTCCATGTGAGCCATCATTTTTTGATAATGTTCTGCCATTTCAAGTTCTTCCATAGAATACTTGATTAGTTTCTGAATGATAAATTTCGATTCATTTACTGTCATAATAATCACCTATTTGTTAAAAGTGATTTTATAATTTAATAAAATGTTCAAGATTTATTCTCAGGTGGAATAGTTGGTAGACTTAAAATTTTTTCATGAACAGCCGGTATCATTCCGTTACCGTGCAGCGCTGTGTAGCTCTCAAACATGTGTTGAAAACTTTCTAAGTCATTAACAGAAATCCAACCTTTGACTTCATAACAATTATGATATATCCTTAGCATCGCATCTCTAAGCATATCTCTATCTGCTTGTGAGTTTTGACTTCCTTGCTCTCTCAAAGCTTTAACATCATTAGATAAAGAAGTTATTTTGTCGTTTTGAGAGGCAATCATTCGGTATTGTTCCTCGTTCTGTTTCGCAATTTTTTCAATTACTTCTTTAATTTCTTTCCTCTCTTGCTTACCCTCTTTTAGAGATTCATCCTTCTTATCATAATACCTTTTAATAAAAAACAAAAGAAGTCCAGAAACACCAAAAGTAGAGCAAATGTTCATTGCTATTTGCAGTGCATCCACTAATACTCACTACCTTCTACAATATTTTAACCCCATTTTGTTCCTTATTACTCTGCCACGTTTTATTTTTACAACGAGCCAGAACCATCAGTCGTTTATTTTAGTCTGGATTGTTTTACCGATAAGACAAGACTAATGCTTATCACCTTCAACTATACATTTCAAAAGAGAAATAATAGTTTTTTCGTTTTCATTTATCTCGTTTAATATCGAAATAACTTTTTTATTTTCTGATGTATTATCGAGATTTAACTTATAAGATTTCTCAGAATAATTTAATAATAATGAAGCAATGATTGTATCTGCAACACCAAGAGCATCTAATCCACCTAATTCTGCGTTAGTATTAAGAATCATTGATGCCACCACCCAGCAGTTTAATTATTTCAATATTTTGTTCTTCTATAATTTTTAATTCAGATAATAATTTTTCAAGCAACATATTCGTTTGTTCGTCAAGTTTATTTTCAATATGTTGGTTTTGCTTGATTAGCTCTGTATTTAACTGAGATGATGTCGCACCTTTAGTCGCTTGATAAACATTTATAAATTGACTAATGTTCGCGGCCCCTGATATTAAATCAGAATTTGCTATTGTTGCTAAATCATCTATAATCATAGAACACACCTCTTTAAAACTGGTTCTACAATTATAAATAATAAAGACCAGACAGGCAAGCCAAAGAACCCGCATCTCCTAACCATGGGCGATAGCAGCTTAATATCTCTATCCTCTGGTCTTTAATTAATTAAAACTTAAATAGACTCATAAATTTTTCGCCATATTTAGACAGCATAATATAACACATAATATAAGCCGAACAAATAGAGCATGAAATCCAATTTATATTAAAAAACATTAAAATACAGGATATACAAATTAGAAAACAAGTTCCCTTAATATATCTTGTCTTAAATTCTATATCGTTTTTGCCTCTACTTGGAGAATTTTCGCTTGGTTTTGGGATAACATAATACATATCAACAGATGATAAAAACAAAAGAAGTATACCAACCATTGAAATCGTATAATTACAAGATAACAAAATTGCAGCTATACTTCCAACAAATGAGATAATGTTTGTTACTGCCCAACAAGATGCAAATGTTTTGCAGTGTTCTCCACCACAAACAGAACGTAGAAAACAATAGGTAATTTGGAATACAAGAAAATACTTGACATATCCAAAAATAAGTGATATAATAAGCCCAGTTCCAAACTCAAATAGAAAACTCAGAATAGCAAACATACCGTATTGTGTCTCTTCAATTCCATCCTTGTCTTCATGGAAATAGTTTGCGACTTTTAAACCGAGTTTATAAGATATGCCTTCAATATATCTAAAAATATCCATAACAGAATATTCCCTTTATTACACAAAAAATAAGGGAGCCAGCCAAAAGACTGACTCCCTATATTAAAGTCTATAATGTCTATAATATAGGAATAAGAGAAGATTAGTCTTCCTTCTTAATTTCCTTCTGAGCCTTTTCCATTAGAGAATTTGGCATCTTAGGCTGATAATGACAAATTGTAGTAAATGCTTCCTCTACAGATTTTTCTGCAACAACTTTAAAAAGGTTTTCCATAAACACGAAACTCCTTTTGAATAAATCTATATATAACAATTTGCAATGAGAACGCTACTATATTCACAATAAACTCATGCAAATTGTTATCGTTATAGAACATGTTATTAAATCCAAAAATATGCGTCGTTATATTACATGTTACTATGATACATATAGTGTTAATAAATTGTACAAAAACACATGTCAGATAAGATATCTTATGACACAAAGTTCCATAGAAATATTTAATAGAGATTGATACGATAAAATATCAAACCAATATATTCAATAAAGCAAAATAAGATTCTCCAACAAATAAGCATGGGACTAATTGGATTGCCAAATTAACTGCTCCGAATACATATATTGAATTAATCATTTTTATGCTAAATTTTGTCCTATTCCCAGTGATTATATCACATAGTAATATCATTGTATATGCTTCAATAGGATTATAAATCAACAAACTTAACGGAATATTCATAACAAACCTCCTTTGCTGTATTACAATTTTTTCTTCCACTGTAAATATAGCACAATATATAAGATTTGTCAAGACTCTTTTCTAAATTTGTTATGTTTTCTTCTGATATATCAATTGAAGCATTAAACTATATCCAATATGAAGTCAACCCAACATGAATCTCCGTCATACCATTTTTTCTCACCAGTTATTTTATTAACTGCAATTATACATATATTTTCATAATCAGGATAAACACGATAGGAGACATCATCAGCATCAACAAAAAGCTTGTCGCCTGAAATTTTATATTTCAGGTTATACGCTTCACATAAATCCTTTACATAAGACGCGCATTTATCAGAGGATAGGCGATTTCTTTCTGCCCATCTTTTACTCCGATTGCTGTTCGGATTTCTCTTCATGCTCAATCCTTTCTAAAATTTTCCTCTTAAATTCCCTATTTCCTTTTACTTCCTTCAACATAATCCTTTGTGTACTCTTTTCTAAATTTGTTATGTTTTCTTCTGATATATCAATTTTATTAGAAATATCGGATAGTGCATTAGATAACACATTTAATTTAGAGTTAATACAAAGTAACATAAACACAATTACTAAAGACAACAAGCCGAAGAAAATAACTATCAGAATATCCGAACCATCAAATACAATCTGTTTCTTTGTTGCATACACAACAGAATAATAAACTGTGATAAATGTAGTCACAAATACTACGATAGCAACAGAAAAATTTCTTACAATGTTTTTCATATAATTTACCATTTACTTACGATTGCAAGTCCACTGTTCAAGATATATAGATAACTCAGGTACTTTCTCAAACACCCAACAAGTCTTATTCTCTCTGATGTGTACAAACGAAGTAATAGGCTTAAAACCGTTTCTTTCCAGATATTCTTTAAGATTAGGAGAATAACAAGAGAAATATTTTTTCCTTCTCATACTTCATACTGCATCACCTTCCTTATAAATATAAAGGTGATTATTCTTCGCATTTTTACCAAATGTCATAATGTTTTCCTTTCATGCACATACGGGTGCACACCTGTAAGTTAAATTTCAAATTATGTCTATAACAAAATATTATAGACACTTTACTAAGTACAATAACTTATACTCACTAAATGGTCTATAATTTCTAAAATTTAACTCAGAATTATTTCTTTTGTTCTACCCATTTGGATTTACCAAATAAGCCTTTCTTTTCAACCAAAATAGTGTCTTCTGTTTCTTTTGGTTTTAGTACAGCGAGTGATTTTGAATCATCCTCTGATACATCAGAAGAATCTACATCAATTGGTGTATCTAAATCATTGACAGAAGTTGTACTAGTCGCTGGTATATTTTCTACTTTAGCATAGATTTCATCTAGCTTAGTTTTTGTATCTTGTGCAAATTCACCAAATGTTGTCGTTAAATTATCACTAGTTGTTTGCAATGTTGCTATATTAGCAGCAATTGTATTTAAACTAGTTTGAGCGGCAGTAGCTTTTGCTTCAAAATCAGTAAGCGCTTGTGTTTGTGACTGAATTAGTTGCTGGATAAGATTCTCAATCTCTTCCAGTTTCTTATCAGAAGAACCACTCCCTGAATTTATAACACAGTAAGGGGATTTGGCACAAATAAGCCGCATATTACAGCAACAACATCTTGACATCGTACCGCATGGGGCAATACCGTTATTTAATACCATTCCTCTCACTCCTTATTATATTATTAAGTAAGCCAACCCTCAATATAATAATCAGTAGGAGCTAGAGGACTTAGGACACGGACAATCTTCTTTACATCATCATACATACAGTACATTAATCTCTGGCTCTGAGAGTATCCAATAGCCTGAGAAGCAAGAACTGCATTGCCAAGACGGTCAACAAGGTGATACTTGTTTACTTCATTATTATCTGTTAATAAAAGAGACTTGTTGTCATTAAATTCAAAGCCAATCTTAATAAGCAAGGCAAAATAATAATAGCGTCTTGGATATGGCAAACTTTCTATAGTATATATAGGATTTGCCTTTAATACGTCTACACCGGCAGCAGAGCTATCAAGTGATGTAACGGTCACGATAGGCCATCTCATAATAATCACCTATTTATTAGGACTATCAATTATGTTACAATGTTATTACGCATTTTTAGCCGCACGTTGTTCTTTAACACGTTTGCGGTACTCTTCAATCTTATCAGAAACAACAGCTTGTGCGATATCAGCTGCCTCGTCAATGTCACAACCGACATCTTTACCAAACAGCCAATCACAGGCTTTGTCCACACCAATATTAGCATATCCCAAAATCTTATCTTCAAACAAACTTGCATAAGTAGCAATACTTGTACCACCAGCAAGATTGTAAATAAGATAACGGTATAAATTTACAACATCACGGTCGGCCATCTGTTTAAAAAGTTCTTTATCAGAAATCATAGCAAGCACCTCACTTATTCTTCTCTAACTCTTCAATACGCTTACGAACAACATCATCATTCATTAACGCCTGTATTCTTTGCATATTCTGAGCTTCTTGCTGCTTTGCTTGGTCTCTGACACCACGGAAAGATGCTAACAACCTCTCAAAAGCTACACGGCCATCTTGTGTCTGCATAACTTGTGGACGTACTAGGGCTTCCATAGTTGCCTGAATCTTTTTGTCGCATTCAGCCATGCACTGTTTAAATTCAGGGTTTTCTAATATACTCGCCTGAACTACATTAGAACACTGATTAAACTCTGTAATAAAGTCATTATAAGGGTCAGACTGTTCTGGCTGTTGTGGTTGCTGCACTTGAGGCATCATATTTGGGTCATAACCAGTTCTACGAACCTGTTGTACATACTCCCACTGTTCTGGCGACATATTCCTTTGATATTGATTCTGATATTGATTTTGTGTTCCCCCTACATCTACTGGCATAACGTTCTGTGGAGAACGCATACTTCCGATAAGAGGACTTGGATTTGTGAAGTTCATAAATCTTCACCCACTTGCAAAAAAATAAGTAAAAATGTGTATAATGTTATTCTGTGGAATACTTGTTCCACAATAGAGATTAGTTAGAACTCAATCAGAAAGTAAGTCCACCGTTGCAGCCACAACCAGTATTAGTGTAAGCAGGGCCATTTGCATAAGCAGTGCCGCTCACGAAATAAGGATTGCAGTAATTCCCTGCACAAGCAGTAGTTGTAAACTGATAGGTAGGAACAGATACAATTGCCTGAGAAGTATTAGTGTAGGGGTCAGCAAGGTCAGAAGGAGAGAGATAATGCTTTGCCTTAATAAAGTCGCAAGTAGCAGAATCAACATAAGCCTTCATAAACTTATCCATCCAATGCATCTTTTCGTCAACACAAGTAAACTGCTTGTCGTTCATCTTCTGCTGCCATTCACTATTTAGTGCAGCGATTTCAAAGTTCTTAGCGATAGAAACTTCATCGCTTGCGACACGCTGGCTTAGTTCGCACAGAGCACTATTTGTATTCATTAGATTCTGATACATAATATTAGTATCAGCTAACTGATTCTGATAGAACTCTTTTTCGGTAACGTAACAAGTATTGTTATTGCCGCCGCCAAATAGACCACCTAGTAGTCCACCACCGTTGGGAGAACCACCGCTACCACCATTAGCACCACCTAGAACACCAGCAAGAGCAGTACCACCAAGGACCGTCATTATAATTAATCGACTATATCTCACCGCAAAAGCGGTAGCACTTTTTCAAGATTCGTGTCAATAGAATCCTTACTCCCCTATTAAGGGGATAGTCTGTACAGATTTAATTTATACAAATTTCCAATGGTGTCCATAGGCTGTTTTCTTCCACTTCTTGCCTCTAGCAACTTCGCGAATATGATTTGATATATTGAGATACTTTGCAGATTTTCCAGTAGTTTCACAAATCCATTCTGCTGCTTTGTAAGAAGATTCAAAAACAACACCAGTTTCTATGCACATAATCGGTTTCTTCTCATGTTTCTTCTCTGTAAATTTTTCACTTTCATACCAAAGATTATTTTTTACAGCATGACGGACATTTTCAAACGGAAGAACCCATTCAAGATTTTTGCAATTATTATTAGATTTATCTCCGTCAATATGATTTACTTGCAGTTTATTGATTGGGTAATCTTCCAATCTTTCTGGAATATTACACCAACATTCAGCAACAAGTCTATGTCTAAGAAAATGTTTTGGTGAATCAGCAATACTTTTATTATGGATAGTACATCTGTAATATCCATTCTTATCTGGTTCAAAAACAGTCTCTTTTTTAGACTTGACATTACGAAGAATACCGTCCTGACTAATTTCGTATAGAAACTTTAAACTAGGAACTTTTCTAAATTCTTTCATCGTATAATTTCCTTCCCACGGGATTGCGTCCTTAAACTCCCCCGTTAACATAATTAGTATTTTTTACTTACGAGTTTAATAAAAACTCAGCTAATTATATCCGCTTGACAAAGCGAAAAGTGCTATTTAGGCTGTATGGTGTCAACCTACAATACCAAGCGCAGTAGTACCCGTAGAAGCAACCTTTTTACCATCAATTTCCATAAAAACACCACCAAGATAGTATATCTTGTTATGATGTAGATTATGTTTAATATTTTAATATATAAAAGCGGGAGTCTAAGGGAGTAAGACTAATTACACCATCACTGGAAACCGCTATTTTACTTTAACCTTTATTGATAATTATTGACCAATTAAATCCCTAATAGTCAATCCGCTTTCAAATTTATTATTAATTGCATCATTGGCAATAGCGGTTATCGTATCCGTAGAGCCTTCTGGAAGATTCTCCGAAGTATCAACAATACCATTATCATTCACATCATATACACTCTTCTTCATGTACTGAGACATTATGCTTGTAATATCAGGATTGTTAAAGTCCCCCGGAACAGCGTTAAACGCCTCCATCAGCATTTCTTTAAATTCCTCATCTGTCGCAGCGCCTAACTTGCTATCTACATATTCGATAGAAGCATAGCCATCTAAGTCTACTTCCGCAGATGGATAATGATAATTCCCAAATACACCACCGACATTTACATCAGTAGCATTCTCTACTTGAAATTTAATATAATAACACCCTGCGATATGAATAAAATAATTTCCAGCAGAAGTAATATTCGGAGAAGCTTTCATTGTCTCTTCATTTAATACCTGTAACTGAAAATATTCACCAGAGCGAGGATTAATTTGTCCAAAAACTGTTATTGTGCAATCTTTATCAACTTGGAGGCTTAGTGAAGAACTTAGCCCACAATATAGAGATTCACCGTGATAACTATTGGCAATATCATCAAAGTGAAAAATCTCGACTTTTTCAGACATCACATTACCTCCAATTCTATAATTTTAATAATCAAAACCAAAATACATCCGCAAAAGACCGTAGTACATCATTAAGATGAATTGGCTTGTCAATCGTAGTATGATAAGAACCGTACTTCTTTACAAACTCATCAACTAGCTTGCAATACTCGTCGTACTTTTTAAACACTTCGTCGTGAGCTTTCTGAACCTTGTCGGCATCGGCCTTGCGTTCAGCTTTCTTCTTAGCTTCTTCATCGTTTTTTTGAGTTAGAGCTTTTTCAGCCTTTTGCAACTCTTCTTGTGATTCAAACAACTTATGACACACATCGCTATAATAACGCATTAGAAAATCCTCTTTTTCTTTAAAATTTAACAGAGAGTCCTATCTCTCTGTTATTGGTTCCGGGTCGCAGAATCCAACTACGCCATCACAGTTTATGAGACTGGTTAGTACAACAGCACTATCACCCGGTTTATATAAGCATACATTAATCGGTATGCCAGCGATATTCAATTTAGCAAACTATGTCCAGCAGTATCCGGCAGAATACATACAAGTGTGTAATATTCTAAGCGTTGCACCCGCCAATAATTTAAGAAATAGTTTGCACGGCAGAGTTACCGCTTTTTTGATTCCACACTTATTGGTAGTGGCTCACCATTGGATAATTTTAAGTCGATTCCGAGACCTTTTACATGGGTTTAAAGTCTCCATGCCGACTGAATATAAAGTCCAACGCTTCTGTTTCTAGGCGGTTGATTGCCCGCTTAAATGGTTCGCACTTAATATTGGTGGCAAAACACCAGTATATCAATCTTTGGTTAAATCACTTTACGGCTTCCTTGAGAGCCTTGGAGGGCTTGAAGGAGACCTTCTTGTGAGCAGGGACAGTCATCATCTCGCCGGTCTGTAGATTACGAGCGGTACGTTCTGCGACATCAGTCAGAGAAACAGCGACATCCATAATCTTAAAGGACTCACCAGCCTTTAGTGCTTCTAGCAGAACAGGCTCAGCAGCGGCTAGAAATGCCTTAATATCCTTCTGAGTGTACTCAGTCTTGTTGGCAATCATCTTAATAATAGCAGTAGAAGTCATAATAAAATTCCCTTTCATTCCTTATAGCATATAGCTGTTTATATAATATAATTTAAGAATATAGTTTTAAGCTATATTCTTTTTTGACTCAATTAGATTTTTCTTCTCGGCTTTCTCATTTACAGCAGCCTGTAGTTCTGCAACGTGCTTTGCGCATTCGCAATCACTGTCCTGAGAATGAGTAGCGTGTAGATACTCAAGAGCATTCTGAGATTTGATTCCAGCGTTTTGTAGCGCTATCAGTTGACCAGCCACAAAGCTCATCGACTTAATGCCTTTGTTAAATTCTTCTGCATCAAATTCAGAATCAATAACGTTCTCTAGGTTAAATCCAATAACAGGGTCTACAATATCGCCAATATCATCATCGTCGTCATCATTATCGCAACAGTGACAACCATCGCAATCATCAATATCTTCGTTATCGAAACAACCTTCATCAGCCAGCTTATAGAATAATTGAACTAGCTCTTCCTTAGACATATCTTCCACGGCAATGGTTTCAGTCTTTTTGATATCCTTAGTATTTTTAGTAGTATTATTCAAATACTTATCCCTTTCAATCCCTTGGGCGAGAGTTTATCCTCGCTTGCTCAAAGCACCTTATCTGCAATACCACATTCGACAGCTTCGTCTGGGTAAAAGAAAACATCCCGTTTGTGTTTAACCCAGTCACTTAGCTGCTCGTCTGGAATATGAGTATATTTCTTAATAATATCAAACACTTGCTTTTGGCACTTTTTTAGGTCTTCCATAGACTCTTCTAGGTCTTTTACTTTACCACCCATCATTGTAGAAATATCATGCAGCATGAATTGCGCATGACGATAAGAATAACGATTAGAACCAGTAATAAAAATAATAAAACCCATACTAGCGGCAGTACCAATAGCAGTTGTGTTAATGGTATATCCCATGTCTTTCATCTGTTCAATCAGAGAAACTAGAATTAAACCATCCCATACAGAGCCGCCCGGAGTATTTAGAAGAATATCAATAGGTTTTGGGTTCTTCTCTGCCCCTTCTTCTCTATCCAAATCCATAAGCGTATATAGATAATAGATAGCTTCTGTAACTGATTCATTCGTAATTTCTTGATTAATCAGAATCTTACGCTGATAAATTGCTAAGTTTTTCTTGATGGAGTTATTGCCAGATAGTAGAATCTGCTGTTCCACCATCTCTCCATCATTGCGTGTTGGAGTTCTACAATTCATATTGTTACCTCCAACAATCAATATTCTTTTTTCCGATTCAGAAATGCTAAAATCTTAGGTTCCTCTACGACACAATACTTCTTACGACGGCTTTTCTTTTTACGATTGATAACCGTATAATTACGGTCACGACCTTCTTTTAGAAGACCAACCTTGCGTAGTGCGTCAATATCGGCTCGTGATACTTGAATCATTATTTTCCCTTTAATTCACTTGGGCGGTTGTTTAATTCCGCTTGCTCATAAATAAAAAAACAGACCAGCGAAATACTGGTCTGTAAAATAGAGATTTTCTACATTTCCCTATTCATTTAGAGAAAATGTGCAAGAAGTCTGAAAAGTGGCTTCACGCCTGGGTTTTTTGAAAATTCTTACCGTCAGGTTTTAGATTTGTCGTATTTTTTCTGGCGTTCTCTGTGTTTCATGAGTTCAATCTCTCTCGAACACTTATCACAGTAATCAACATTGAAAGAAGTAACTGGAACTAATTTACCGCAGTTCTTGCAGATAGCAAATTTTCCTTCACCGATATAATTCCAATAATAATTCATTATATTATGCTTATCACGAATTACAATAACAGGCTCAGAAGTATACTGGATATTTAGAGCAGGATAAACAATCTCTGTCTTATTCTCTCCTTTAAAGTTCGTATACTTAACATATCCGAGTTCTTTCAACTCGTGATATGCTGGATAAAGACTGTTCGGATAAATTCTCTTTACGCAGAGTCTGTTAATATCTTTTGCTTCTGCCTCAAACTCGTTCTCGCCAGATGCCTTACGGATATACAACATAGCGAACAAAACTTTTCTTGCGATCTTATTCTTTAGCTGTTTAATAATATCCATTTCTTCTTTGTAAAAATATACTGGCTCATTATCCATAAGTTCAAAAGAATCAAACCCGGACATAATATCCCTTAAAGATTTTTCCTTGAACTTATCAGTAAAACACCCATCTAATTTAAAGAGGATTGTCTTAATCTTTTCTTGCGTCTCTTCTCTGCCAAGGCCATTTGTTTTATAGAACCTAGCAAGAAGAATACCATCGGTCATAATATCCGCTGAGAATTTTTGCTTCTCGTCTATTTCGGCAGCTCTTTCGTATTCATTAAAAATCATTTAGCTACCTCCTGTAAAATAAACTTCTTGCCAAAGAACTCTTGACCATCCATAGACTCAACAATCTTATAATAATGGTCTGAATTATTTTTGACATTATTTAGAACAACATCTGAATATAGCTCCCAAAGAAGAGATTTGTCAGCAGACTTACATTGTTCATAATAAACATAAATGATATAATCAACAAGTTCTTCTTCATTGGATAGAGTATTTATAAGTTCGTTCTTGTAATAGTCAAAGAAACCGTCAAAGAAAGATTCTCTGTCAGAACCAAGAGTATTAGCATCCTCAATGCCCCAGTCACGGTCATGACCAATCTTCTTTAAAAGAATAGGATAATTACGCTGGAACTTATGAATGACATCTTGAATCTGCTTGCAGATATTCTTCTTAAATTCTCTGTCTTTGTTAGACATTAGGCAAGAATAATCAAAATACTTACTAGATTTGTTCTCTTTAAATTCATAATCTTCTACATATCTAGCCAGATTATTCATCGTGCAGTTAGAGTTAAACAGGGGCATATACTTGTAATAATTACGCAGGAATTGCTTTTCTTCTACTGTTTTATCTTGCTTTTGCTTTAGGTCTTTTAGTTTACAACCAAAATTCTTACGGCAAAGGTCTCCTTGTTTTTTCTTATAATGCTTTAGTCTTGCCATTTCTTTTGGATAAACATAACCAAAAAAGTAGGTTTTCTTATCACAACAAATGCTGTTGTTGAATTTGATTTCTTCGTTTTGTTTTTGAATCTCTTGTTTTTGCTTATCGGTCATATCATCAGTAATTTGGATATATTTTTGACGATGTGACCAATATTTATTGGGTGGGGTATAAACTGCTCCTTTAGCGTGGTCGATAGCTTGACCCTGATAAAAACGAAGCATCCTAATACGTTTTTCAATTTCAGTATACTCTTTAGAATCTTTAGGGAACAAATCTTTCATCGCGTAAAGATTACTCGCTAAATTCGTGATGCCTCCTATTGGGCTATCGAAGCTCTTAACATCAAAGGAACCCAAGTTGTCAAAATTAATTTTTTGAGACTTAATTTTTTGTTTTTCATAAGTGATAATTGGTAAATCTGGATTAATTGCGTTTACCAAATATTCATTATCAGAAGTAAGTGAAATATCACCCATTTATACCCTCGGTTTCCCGATATTTGCTGGCTATGCCAAGGGGATTAGACTATATCTTCTATGTGTAGCACTTCGATTTAAGGGGTTCTCACCCACTGAGAATTTCACTCAGCCCTACTCCTATTGCTCTTTATTTTAGCAGACGAGCTTAAAGGATAGTCGTTTAACATCAAAGCAAATTATAAATTTTTAAAACTCTTCTTACCTGATTATAAGTAAAACCAAGCGCATTTGCAATCTGTCTTGTTGTCATACTCATGTTTTTCTGTTTAAATTCTTCAATTTGTATTTCTTGTTCTTGCGTTAATTTCTTTGCAAATTTATGTCCCTTAAAGTCATAACATGTATTTTCAATCCAGTGTTTTGTATTTTCAGAGTATGTCGTCCATTCAAGATTTTCTGCGGAATTATTATCTTTGTTTAAATCTTTATGGTTTACAACAGGTAAATTATTTGGATTTGGCACAAACGTCTTCGCTTCAAGAACATGGACGGAATAGCTTCTTTTATCCCCATCCTTACATAAAGTGGCTTTTACATATCCACCTTTTAGTCTACGTTGCTTAACCATGCCCCAACCAAGAGTTTTATAAGCGCCGCCCTTACGTCCAGACCTCCAAGACCTAGGCTTTCTTTTGATTCTGCTATAATTTGAAATTTTATAATATTCTTCAAATCCAGCTAAATCTTTCCACTCTTCTCCATCAAAGTCTTTCATATCATAAAAACCTTCTGTATCAATATTTATATATTTCATAGTAAACCTCCTTTCTCTTAAATTTATAATTCGCTTTAATGCACAGGATTGGCATATCATAAGACTTAGCGTTTCCCTGTTAGTATGATTGCTAATCGTCATTTCCTACGATTCCTAAACGTCAATCACACACCTAGCATTTGCTAGTTCACTACAATTCACAATTTAGTTGTGGACAGTTAATATTTATCAAAATCTGCATCAGATTGACTAATAATTGTCAAATCCCAAATACTATATACGTTTCCCCACTCCAAATACCTAAACCAATCCTTACATTTATCATCAGAATAAACATTAAGTAACTGATTCTCAGCAGGGGCAACTAGAGGACTACGTTGAGTGCTTACAACCTTTGCTCCTTTATCTACCCAGCGTTTTGAATACATACATTTTGGAGGCAGTAACCCATGTACTTCCATCCCAAATGCGTGTTCACACATAGCATACAAATCTGGAATTAAAAAATCATAAGAACCCTCAACATAAATTTTACCAATTTTTGCTTGGTCTATCTTCTTACGAACTAGACGCATTACTTTACTTTTGGCATAGCTATCATTTAATATATCCGTATTATATAATAGACATTTGGCGATTGGAGACTCAAGGCTGTTCTCTATCTGCTCTAGTGTATCTCTGTCATGACATCCAATCATCATAAGAGAAGCATAAAGTGGGTCGCACGACATTACTTTTTGAAGCCAATCAATGGTAGGATTTGCTAGGTTCTTAATTGACTCTTCTGTAAAATCATTGCTCTGAATATATTGGTAATTTAGAGTACTAAGTTGGTTTGATACTTTCTTAGACACCCTTGCTACACCAAACACATGACCGTAACGCTTAAAGTAACTCTGATAGACTTGGAAATTAGGATAACATTTATGAAGTTTGAACATTGATGAACCAGCTATAACGTCAATTTCATCAATATTATATGTTACCCCATAAATGTCTGTAATCGTATCTTTATGTGCTATTTCATGAGCAAAACGTCTAAAGTCAAAAATTGAGCAGAGACCTTTAAACCACGCAGCTCTCACAATAAAACTAGATGGTAAATAGTCAAGTTCTAAGTCTTGTTGCCATCTCTCAGCCATTTCAGGACAAACCATACCAGCGCCGTCGAAAGCATTCATTGTAAAATCAATTTTTTCGGTTCTGATATCGTCTTCGCCTTTTTCATTTTTGAAAATCCAATCAACAATTTGGTCTTTCAAAGGATATTCATAATCGTCAATAACGCAAATTCTTGGTGTCTTAACAACTCTGGTGGCAGAAGTGGACAACGCAAGATAAGCTCCGAATTTAGCGAGGTTAATCTTGCCTATGCTTTTTGCATCAAGACCACAAAGCATAATATTGAGTAACTGGTCATAAATTTCTGCATTTACAAAGTTGGCAGAGTTCTTTCTTAACTGACCAGCACCAGCACATAAACGCTTATATTTTGTTACATACTCTGTATCATTCACTTTAAATTTAACAGAGAATCCGGTCTTGCATAGCTGCTTATAATCCTTCTGTGTAGTGTCAGTTCTAACTGTCACGAGGTCTGGAACAAATAGCAGTTCGTTGATTTCATTCTGAATCTTTGTAATTTCTCTTGCGTTCTTCTTAGAACTCTTGTCTTGCTTTAAAATATTGCGCCTATCATAAAGAGTTTGAACCTTTTCTTTATCAAATGGTTTATCCTTAATCTGACGAATAAATCTTAGTAGTTGATTATCACCAAGAGCAACTACCCAACCAGCGTTCTTCGCTGTTTTAAAATCGGTTTCGACACAACCATTTTTTGCAATTTGTTCGTAAATATCAGACGTGTTTAATTTCAGAGTATAGAATAGGTCAATTTTTGACAAACTTACACCTTACCCTTTCTTGATTTATAATTAACGCAGTCTTCATATTCCGTAATACGATGTCCGTCATACCAACACGAAAAAATAGACTCTCTATGTTTGATACCATAAGCATCAAAATATTCATCTAAAATCTTACTGGGTTCTGTTGGGAAATACTTACAAGTAGCATCGCATCTATGACACTTACTCATTCGCAGACCTCCTTTCTTTTAATTATTTTATCAAATTTAACAGGAAAAGTCAAGGCTTTATTAAAACTGTAATATTTTTGTAACCAATTATAGTCTTGCAATTTAACAAGAATTATGATATAATACTCTGAAGTTGGCGGCTTCATCCTCAAATCGACGGAACTTAATCCAGAGATTAATAATGAAAATAATATAAATATATTATTATAAATATATATATATTATATAATTAATAATAATAAT